TGGTTCTCGAGGAGTTGTGCCATCATTTCACGGCGTTGTCCATCGAGGCCACGGAGGAGGCCTGTGCGGCTCCACTTCTCTGTGAGACGGGCACGCTCGGCGCCGACGTGGCGATCCTTGATGCCTTGTGATAATTGTTCAATTGTAAAAGTCTTCATTTTTTATCTCCTGTATGCGTATCAAAAAGTTATTAGAAAGTTGTGACTCACTTGACGATTCCAGCGAGCCTTGCCCAACGCTCTGCCTCAACACCTTCTGAGAGTGTTTGGGTTGATGCAGGACGTGTTGCTCGTGAAGAAGAGCCGAGAACGCGGCCTTCAGTCACGGTCTTACGAGGCTTCACCAATGCCTTGGCGAGTGACTCGTAAACAAGCTTTGCCTCACGAATTGTCTCAGCTGCATCGAGTTGCTCAATTACCTGTGCCTTTTGGCGAGCAGTGAGTGACTCGGTCTGAAGAAGCTTGTTCGTGAAGAGAAGCTTTGCGTTGAACAGATTCGTTTCTGCCAACTTCTTGCTAAGCATGTTGACCTGATCCGTGCCAGCGGCGGATTTAGCAACGTTATTTGAACGTGTGCTGTTCTTCGCAGCACCCTCAGTGAGGGACTGTGAAAGCTTATTGAAGAGCCTGACTGAAGCATTGTAACGCTCCGCAGTTCTCTCATATGCTGCCTTGATCTCTCCACCACGTGATGTGGCTTCCTTCCTCTCGAGGAGGGTACGAGCACCAACTGCAGACTTCTTGTAGGACTCATAGAGCTTCCTCAATTGGGAAGCACGTCCACGAAGAGACTCTTGAAGCTTGAGCTCTTGAGCCATCTTGGAACGAACTGATTCTTGATATGTTCGATTAGGAGCAGCCTTTGGAGGAGAACGGCGGCGCTTGTTACCACCCGTTGCATTAGACATTGCACCACGTCCCATAGCGTCTTCTGAATCGACTCCTTGGCCTAAGTCATCCATTTCGTCAAGTTCTGCCTCGTCAAGGTCCATCTCATCAAGATCGTACTCGTTAAGATTATCAGCTGCACCACCGCCGGTAGCAAGTGGTCCTTCTGCGTCTGCGACAGCAGGATGATCAACCTCGTCAAGATCACCTTCATCATCAACGATCTCAAGGACAGCATCATCCTCGTCGAGGTAGCTCTCAGAGAGCTTCACGTCAAGTGCATCGCTGAGTTCCTCTGCATCACCGAAGTCATCAAATTCATCAGCAGAAGGTGCCTCACCGTCGGTTGAAGGAACTGACTCTTCTTCGCGGAGTAGTCTCATTGTGGCGATTTCACGACGAAGCATGTTTTCGTCGATCTCAACGACGGCGTCGTCGTCAAGGCCAATGACCTCAAGAAGACCTTCGTCTTCGTCTCCGCCCTCTTCACCTTCACCACCCTCTTCTTCAGAGGGTTCCTCAAGATCAAGACCGAGGTCTTCGTCTCCACCTTCTTCGCCTTCAGAACCTTCTTCTTCCTCTTCTCCCATGACGAGTGTGGCTTGGCCGTCCTCGAGGTCGAGTTCTTCTTCGTTAGGAAGGTCCAGTTCGATGGTCACCTTTGCTTCATCTAAAAGATTTCTTTTCATTTTTGTCTCCTGAAACATTTCTAATTTTTCTAAGCACCTTTTCAATCTCAAACCGTAACCCAACCTAACGTTGGGATCAACTACGCGCTTTTGCACTTGTTCGTAGATGGCACCAATTGCCTCATTTAGAATCGTGATCTTTTCACCAACAACAGACTCCGTGAGTCGATTCTTTGACTTCATTAGATCATCAAGTGCTTCTTCAACGTAGAGCAACTTTTGTTTGACGCCTGTCGCAGACTTCAAGGCCTCGGCAAGGTCTAACTCTTGAACGTGTTCATCGCCTTCTTCGGAAACGACCTCAGAAAAAGGATGTGATTCCTGCTGATCATCTTCTGAATCAACAGGTTCTGAGTCAACGGGTTTTTCTTCACTTCCTTTGACAACATCCTTAGGATCTATTTCAACACCTGAGGGTGTTGGTCCTGTTTCGTCAAGTTCCGAAGCCTCGCCGAGCAACTCTTTTTCAATCAGTTCCCTTATGCGAGGGGCGACGGCTTCAACGATCGCCCTCTTCGCATTGTCTTCGGCGATTTCTTTGACTTTCTTTAGATCTGCAATTGCTTCTTCGTAGAGTTGCTTTGACATTTTTGTTCTATCTCCGTTGCGATGTCACGTAGACGATCCCATCTTTTCAGAAACGCCGAGCTTCTGTGCCGCAATTTTCTTTGCGTACTCTGCTGGGTTCTTTGTTCCTGTGTTTGGACCGCCGGGGACGTAGTTTGGTTTGATGTCGCTTGACTTGATTTCAGGATCAACATTCTTGTCGACGCCATCTGTCTTACCAGGACCTGGTGATGATAGGTCTGGAAAGAATGAATTGGCAGGATCACCAGGTGCTGACCACATGCCGTCTGCTTTTGCATTGATGTCTGGTGAATTAGAATAATCCATGTCGACGCCGGGACCAAAGTATGAATCGCCAGGTTGAACGCCGTTCTTTAAGGAAGAGTTTCCTTGACCGACGACTACCTGACGATATTCTACTTCTTTACCGACATAAGCGCTGGTCGGTGAGCTTGGAAACAGCTTCGCCAATAGGTTGTTTTTAGCGTTGCTTTCCGGTGCATATACTGTGTATTTTCCTTGACCAGGCATAGTTTTCTCCGCTCAAATAAAAAGTGTGATCAAAGATCACTTCTTAGGGGCCTTCTTTGGCGCCGGCTTCTCGGGCTTCTTCTTTGGATCTTTCGCAGCTTTATCAGCTAATTTTGCCGCTGCTTTCTTCTTGGCTTCATGAATTTGTGCAAGACGGCGAGTCAAGCGAGCCTCTTCAAGACCAAGTGCCTTGTAATGATCAACATGGTGCTCAAGGGAATCTGCGTACTCGTCTGCATCAACTTCTTCTGCATCCTTTGCTGCGTCCTCTGTGGACTCCATGTCGCCGAAGCCCTTCATGGCCTTGGCTTCACGCAACTTTGTAACTTCTTCAGCAATGATCTTCTTTAAAATGGTCGTTGTAAGCTTCATATGACAAACCTCGTGCAAATATATATTGTTTAATTATCTTACCTTAAGAAAAAATTAAAATTTCTTAGGCGTTTCTGAAAATGCCAGCTCTGCCCACTTGGAAGCAACCTCATCTCCAAACAATTCTTCAGGTGTGCTTTGTGACACAGCACGTTCATAAGAACCAACTGGTTGTGGTTGCTGAGTGGTTTTTTCATTGAGCATGGTTGGCAATGTAGTTGCTGCTGTATCAGCAAGAATTGATGCCATTATTGAATTTCCGTTTGATTCTCTTTTGATTGCCTCGGCAATTGTCTGTCCATACTTAACGTTCTGTCCACGTCTATGAACCTGTTGTTGTACCTTTTTTATAGGTGACTCATTAACGCTAGTAGGTTGCCTCGTTGTGTTAATTCCTTCAGACAGGATTTCAACAAGACACTCTTTTACGATTGATTTTAGTTGTTGCCTTGAAATAGCCATATCAACCGATTCCTTCCCACATTGTCGTTCCTCCGATGGACCCAGTTAAGATCGGCATCATTGTGGAATCTATCATTGTAAGGGAACAGTAAAGGCTATAATTCAAAGTATCAGTAAAAGTGTCTCCTCTTACATGGACCTCTTTGACCCTTGCATCTAGTGTAACAGTCTCACCAGAGTTAACAGAAAAATAATAATTTCCACCAACACCATTGACACCGTTTAAGGTAAATCCAACTCTTATGAATTTGTTTGAAGTAGTTGAAAGATTATGAAAAGTTATGTTTTTTGTGACCTTTGGAAGTTGATACGATGTCACAGTGTTTGAAACCGTGGTTCCTGAAACTACCCACGGTAGTCCAGACATTGTGAACTCAGCAGGCACGTTTGTACCAGATCTTGGATTACTTAAGCCCATCTCACTTGCTCCTTGTTGACAAGATATCGTTTAGTATCCTATCGATTCTATCTGACCTTGTGAATACTTTTTGAAGTTCTTCAGGGTTTATTTGTCTACCTTCTGCCATCATGAAGGCACCTGGTGTTGATGGTTCAGAAACGAAATCCCAACAAATCAATTGGAAATCATCTTGAACTATCTGATAATCACCTTGCTTCTTTGTTGTGCCAACTCCGCGAGAAGATATTCCTAGTTTAACGCCTGATTCTACTAACGATTGTAGGATCTTTCCAGAAGGTGTGTCAAGGATTTCTACCACCCCATAAACAACATCTCCATCAACGTAGGCTTCACGAACTATGTGTGAAACATTCTTTAAATTAACAACAGATGAATCTGGGTGATCTAGTTCTCCAAGAGCCCGATTTTCAATGATGAATTTTTGGTAATTACGAACCTCTCGCTCAAGAACATTCTTAGGATAGATCCTACCGTTTTGATTCAAGGTATCAGACTTCTGTAGGATTCCTTTCATCACCACCTTACCCTCGTTGGCCTCTCTTGCCTCCTTGATCATGTCAGGGGTGTAATCAAAAATTTGATAAGAGTTTAATAACCTTAAATTAGACATTTTCTCCTCCTGACAATTCATCAATTAGTTTGATGTACAACATGTATTCTGCCACTGTTCCATCATCAACGCTAGAAATCTCGTTGATCAATTGATTCTTTACCTCTACTAACTTTCCAGTTAGGTAACCTTCACTTGAATTATTTACGTATTGTTCTATTGATCCAAGAAGCTTTTCTCTTATTTCTTTTAGCTTCATGATGATTGTTTTATTTTCATCACCATTTGCGGCTGAAAATGCATATGCCTTGATTAGAGATTTTTGCTCCGTTGTTAGGGTGTTATCGTATTTTTCACCCAATTTCTTCATCATGATTTTCATCAATAATCTATTTGAACCTGTTGCTTCCTCATTAACAATCTGTTCATTATTCTCTTGGCTCTTTGGCGTGACCAACCATCTTACGATCTGGTCTTCATACCCTGCCATTCTTGACAAGTCGGGCGTTTTTAAACGCCAATCGTTTAAGAGACTTTGTAATGTTGCAAAAGTTCGATATTCTGATATGTGTTGATCATAAAAATTTTCATCATTTAACTGGTGATTTATAGATCTTATCAGTAAAGACTTCTCTCTATCAAGTTCTGTTGAATTATGTGATCTTGCAGCAGATTTTGCCTCGTTTAAGATAGAAGCAGCGACGGCTTCTGAACTAACCGTGGTTTTCATTATTGAGTGAATCAACCTAAATTCCTTGTAAAGTTCAGTCCCTGGCTTAAAATGAGATTTGATTATCTTCAACGCCTTTGAAGATTTTTTCTTATCATTTTCTACCAATGCTTGAGATATTGTTTTTACAAGAAATTCGTATAATAATCCAGTGTTTCTTTTTTTATTGTGAATCGACATTAAGGTCGGATCCTTTCATGTGAATTTTTCCAAAAACAGTGAAATTAAATATTGATCAAATCAAAGTTATTCTTCTACGTTAAGATCTATTTCTTCTTGTGACTCCAAAAGCAAAGAATCGTTTTGTCTTGTCATTCCAAGTGATGTTGACATTTTTCTTAATGATGACATCATGTCGGGTGATAAAGATGTTTTAATTTGTTCTTTTTGATTTGAACCACCAAACGATTCATTAAACGGATCGCTTAAATCTCCAAAAGGTTTGCTAAATGAATCGTTTTTATGTGACAATGATCTACCAAAGTCTGGCATCCCGTGTCTCTTTTTTCTACTAGGGTGCTTTTTTACACGATTTTTTGGCTTTACAGGCCAATCCTTTTCGTCCAAAGGAGGAAGTTCATCTTCATCTATGTCACCGGACATTAGTAACTTTGCCTTACCATCTGCATCATCAGCAGGATCATCTGAGGCTGTTAAATCTTCTCCGGCGGCGGCTTCAGGTTCCTCTGGTTTTTCTTCGCCACCTCCTCCTGTTTCCCCACCACCGAAAAGATCTTCCTCGCCTCCTGCTTCGCCACCGCCACCAGCTTCTCCCTCTTCACCTTCTGGCTTGGCATTTTCAATTCCAAGATCGGTAACCTTTTCCTTTAATCTTTGTTGGTTGATCTCATCAATTTGTTCATCATTCAAGCCCCAAATCTCACGTTGGACAAATCGACGACTACCCATTCCTTCAGGAAGCGCTCCACCAATTTCAAATTTTGATTTCCATAGTTCAAGTTTCTGCTGTTGTGCCATCGTAGATGGATTTGATAATCGTAATACAAAGTTCTGAAGATCATCACCATCATAACCATTTGCATAAAGATGAATGATAGCAAGCTTGTTTAACTCTGAAATGATCGTTTTCTGAATAACGCTGATCGTTCTTGAAAAGCGTATATCCTCTTGGGCTAACGTTGCCTTTGATGAAAGCATCTCATCATAACCAAGGTATGCCCTTGGGACCTTCAACGCAGCAAAGAGTTTCTTTTGCATGTATTGAACGTCTTCGACAGTCGCAGCATTCTGACCACCGGATAAAGTATCAATCTTTGTGCCTGATTCACCACCACGAACAGCAATGAAATAATCATCTTCAACGCTAAGTGGAGAGTAACGAAGATCAACTCTTCCAGTATTTCTATCAACTACCTGGTTTGTTCTCAGATTTTTTCTTTGTTCTTCAACGTACATAGGTACATTTTCTGGGGGGATATTAGCTACGTCGATGTAAAAGACACGACGCTCCGGAGCACGAACTATGCGGTAAACCAACATAGCGTCCTCAAGGAGTATCAACTGTCTCCAAATTCTGCGCGCAGGTTCAATCAATGATGAACCGTAAGGAAGAAACATGTCATTTCCAAGCAGACGAAAATGTGTTACTTCCCAATTTTCTAACGTTCTATTTCCTAACGTTGACCAACGATATCTCACCGCAAATGGATCTTCACGATCGTAGTTTTCTTCTCTTTCTATCTCGTTAACTGGTATAGGAAATGCGTGAAGAACTCCTTGTGTTGGAGAAACATCGTTATATAAGAAAAAATCTCCATACTTGACTAGATTTCGAGCCCAAGAACGTAGGTTAAACTCAACGTTCAGGATATTATAAAAAAGATCTTCAAGGATGTCTTTTACTTTTTCATCATCAGAATAAACGTGAAGTACCCTTCCTTTATCATCCTGCGCAACAGTTTCATCTGCATAAATGTCCATTGCAGCTGCAATTTCTGCAGTGTTGTGTGATATCACAGAATCAGTTGCAAAGTTTTTATAACCGTCAACAGTTAAATCATACAAAGGAATTGTTTCACCTAGTTCTATTGAAACAACTTTCATGTTTTCATAAGAACTTGAAAAATCTGTGAAATTTTTATATCCAGCGTTCTTTATTCTTTTGTCTAAAATAGTGGTTGTAGTAGAAGCTTCTTGAGCAAGCTTCACCTTAGACATACCTTTGGAAAATTTTGAGCATATCAAATCAAAAGTTACACGATGCTCATAACGAGGATTTTTTTCTCCCTTGTTGTCCCAAGAATGATTTCTCCAATCTGGATTATACGCTTTTGAAAAAACTTCAAAGTTTTGATAACCGTGTTTTCGGAGTCTTCTTTTGATTACGTTTGGATCTGTTCCAAACACTTCACAAACCCTATAAAGATTAAAATCTACCTTTTCGCTTATTTCAAGAATCCTACCAAAAGTTATGTCTTTTCTTTCTGCAGGATTGTTTTCAATCATAAACTTTGAGTGATTAACCTTAAATTGTTCAATCCACTCAGCATTTTGTTCTGACCATTTTGCACCATTGATAATCTTAGCATGAAGGTTGCGATGATCAAGTTCTGTCATCACCCTAAGGTTTTCTAATCGATTATCATTCTTTTTGAAATTAATATGATGCACAACTTCGTTTTCTTCAAGCTGAGATCCTTTTATCATTTCTCCGAGGATACGATGTTCTGCTACCCACCCATTCATCTTTGATCTACGATCCATTGAGTAGATCCAACGATATCCGTCTCCATCTTCTTTACACCCGTTAAATAAATCCCTTCTATAGAAAGGCATCATTGCATCGCCGGGTTTCAAGTTTTCAATCATACAATACGTACCATCTCGTTTCATGAGACGATGGTTTGAAGATCCAATAATCTTTTGACCATTGTCAAAAGTAACAACATATGATTGATCAATTGTCGTTTGCCTCGCCTGCTTTGCTACAGCGGGAACGATTCTTCCTAAATTATGATCATAAGAATAAACAATAAATCTGTGATCAGGATTCTTCGAACAATCTTCAGAAAGTTCTTTTATGGTACGATACCCTCCAGGAACAGCTATCAGCGTATCTCCATGCAAACAGTATTCCATTTCTTGAAAATCTTGATACCTCATCAGACGTTCTGAGAGGTTGTAAGAATTCGCTGTAATTACAGAGTACGTTGGTGATGTTGAGCGTTGAAACAACAAAGCTCCAGAAGACTTGACTTTGTCTGCAACTGCGATCGTTGTGTCAAACCCTTTTACCTTACGTTTAACAACAGGACCGCTTTTAAATAGACGAGTAAGCCTCTGAAACAGGTTTTTGTTTCTATCTTCTTTGGACACTTTTTGCCTTCTTTAATGGTTTATAACCTTAGATTATAAGGTTAAAACAATCATTTGATTAATTTCAATCGTCTTTTAATGAAGGTTCATCCTCAAGGTCTTCTTCCTCTTCCTCTTCACCCTCATCTTCATCTTCAATTTCAATTCCTAAACCTTCAAGATCTTCATCCTCTTCGCCTTCAAGGTCTTCAATCTCTTCTGGTTCTTCAGACTCCTCACCGCTTACTGCGGAAACATAGTTCATTGGTTCTTTCAACATGTTTTCAAGGCTATCACGCACTTGATTCAAGTGAGGAGACAATGCGTTGATTGCAGCATGAGGAGCCTCACTTTCAAAAGAACTGATTTCTTCGTATAGATCAACGATTAAACTATAAAGTTTTTTTGCCTCACCTGTGTTCAGGCTTTCATAAACGAGCGTTAAATCTTTATTGATGGACTCATTAAGTTTGTTTAGGTTGATTTTCATTTGCTACCTCACGTTGTTATATCTATACTCTCACTTATACAACCAAGATAAATCATCCATTCCATGATCAACTTTAGGATCTAGATGTTTAACCTGTGAAGGTTCTCTAAGCTTATAAACATTTGCTTGATTGATCTGATTTTGAGCTCTTGCGTTGTTACCCAAAACATAGGTAGGATTATTTGGAATGGATCTAGCATCTATGCTTGCAACACCTGTCGCTTTCAACATCGCCATTGCCATTGCATAACCTGCATCATTGATTCCGGGTCCACCTTCAGTCAACCACGTTCCTATAGCAAGGCTCATGATCAAGTCATCATGGCTATCCTTTGATGCCATTGGTTTGTTACCATTCCAAATAAAGGCCTGTAGTTGATCATAAAGCCTTTGAGAATAACTTTTTAAAGTCTTATTACGGATTAATTCTTCTAATTTTGTAAGAATTTGTACCCTTGTTTTTTGATGGGTAGGGAATCCAGGCAATTCATCTTGTGTTAATGGTGTGTAATTTAGAGGATCACCACGGTGGTTGTGGTAATATAACCTTTGATAACCCGTATCTCGAAGTTTAACGTTAACGAAATAACCAAACGTATTGTTTTCTGGACAGATCAAGGCATTGTTATACTTTTTGCCCCATTCAGACAAAAGATCGGCAAACTTTTCAGGTGGTATCTTTCCCATGTATTCCGCAACAACTTCACATGTTTTTTGATTAACAACATGAAATGCTGAATAATCAGCAGCATCTCCTCGTGCAACGTCAGCAGAAATGACATAACTCTTTTCAGGCTCTGGTTGTTCCCATACCCATATATTCCTATCAAATCCAGACTTTTCAATCGGTTGCCTTATCATAGACCTCATGTCCTCTAGGTCTTCTGACTGTAAGAACGTATCACCTGATGAAATAAAGTCGCAAAGATACTCTTGGCTAACCTTTCTTTTAGGAAGGTTTCTAGTTTCTTTTATGAACCACGCTTCATCGTGTTCTGGGTGTACCGTCCACGGCAAACGTATTGGATTGAACTCGTTTGTTCCGGCCTCTGCTTCTACCCAAAGACGATAGTAAAGACCGCCGACACCATTGGGAGATGAAATAAGAATTGCATTACCACCCGTGGTCAGTGTAGGATATAAACCTGTCCAAATTGTGTCAAAATCTCTAATGAATGCACACTCGTCAACGATCAAAAGAGAAAGAGATTCAGAACGACCAGCATCCTCTGACGTTGGAACCGCCTTGATCTGAGAACCATTGCTAAAAGATATTTGTTGTTTTGATGGTTCAAACTTTGGCATCAACAACCACTTTGGCAGTGATTGTAACATGACGTGAACCTTGCGAATGAAGTTCTGCGCAGTCGCAAGCTTCGTTGCAATTACAAGTACGTTTTTATCCTTATAAAAGATCGCCAACCACGTAGCGTAGGCCGCAGACACAGTTGACAGGCCTAATTGTCTTGACTTTAAAACAATATTGAAACGATTGTTTTGAAAGTTTTCAAGACATTCCTCTTGAAATTGGTATAGATCAAAAGGAATCGTTCCTTTTAACGGATGTTGAATCTTGCAATACTTTTTTATGAAGTATGCAGGATCTTTTCCGCATCGTACTATCTCATTGACCTGTTGTTGCTTCGTCAGCAGTTTTTCTTGCATTAACGATTCAACCTATGTGAAAGTACACGAACTTTCGATACAATGCAGTCTTTTTAGGGGTGTGAACTGCCATACCAATAATTTCAAGAGAATCATCAGACTTATCTTCCTTGAGAGTCAATGTTCCCTTGACGTTTTCTGAGGTTATTCCAGTTTTCTTTCTCTCATCAACAATGTTCTTGTAGTTTTCCTTTACCGCGTCAACGACTGCCTTGATGTTTTCAGATGAAAGATTTTTTTCTCGTAGCTTGACCTGAAGCATTTGCTTTTCTGATGGAAAGTTTATCGTTGTCTGGTAGGTTAGAGCCAACACATCTGTACCGATAAGTTTCATCTTTACAGAAAAAGAATTAACGAGTGGAGATGATGATCTTCCCCAGGTTGTGTCAATCGCTTGACCTAAAGCTCCGTAATCTATGTCTGACATAAAATTCCTTTAACCTTTAAATATTGAGAAGTTTTTAAAACCGTATGTGTGCAGTAATCTTTTTTCTTCCTTGAAACTTGTCGTCAACCATTTTTCTATCAGGTCTCCATCCACTTTTCCATTTTTGAATGTTTGGTCTTGCCCAAAACGTTTCACAAGACTCACAACAACCAAAGTTTCTATACGATTTTTCATCATCGTACGTTCTCATCATATAATCACACACAGGACATGAAATTGGTACATTTTCTCTTTCATCTACGGGTTTTATGATAAAAAAATCTCCACAATCTTTTATCAACCTGTCGTTCAGGTAAGGTTTCCATTCGCTCATACGTAAACAATCCTCGAATCTTTTTCATTCTTGGTTATTTCTAGAATGTGATCTGCAACATCTTTAATTCCGTCAACATGTGTGATCACAAGAACCAATCTAAAATACTTTTTCAAACTAGTTAATAAACGATTACATGCCTCAACACCGGCATCATCAAGCGTGCCAAATCCTTCGTCAATGATGAACATGTCAGACTTTGACATGGAAGAAACATTGACTAACGCAACTCTTAATGCAATCGATGCTATTGTTTTTTCCATTCCAGAACACAACTCAATGATTCTTCTGGAATCTCCGTAGTTGATGTATATCTCTGATGCATCTGATTCATCATCGTTTTCAAGTTCAACAGAAAAATCGACTATTCCATGAAGAATTTTTAAAATTTCCGCATTGATGACCGGGAGCTGTGACCTGGTGATGATCAACGGAATTCCTTTCTTTGAAAAAGCCCCAGAGATGATTTCATACGTCTTCATTGTTTGAAGAAGAGAATTACGTGATTCTTTTTCGGATGTTAACTTTTCAATCTCAGACATGAGCTTACCTCTTTGGGTAGCCAGTGACATCCGTGTCTCATCCCACTCTCTAATTGACTTAGATAAAATTTCAATTTTTGATCTAAGAGAAACAACCTCTGAATTTTCATCATTTTTTAATGCCTCTTGTAATTCAAGGAGCTTTATCTCTGCTTCTTTCAGGGTTACGGTAAGTGATTCACAATTTGAACGAATTTTTTCAATTTCAGTTTCTTTTCTCGATATTTCAAGATGAAGCTTCGTAGACAACGCTGATGCTTTTTCTAGCTTTGAAATCCTTGACAACAACGATTCTTTTTCAAGTTTGCTCAATGCATCTTTTAAATCATTTAATTTTCTTAAAGAAGAATTTACCCTTTCAGTTTGAGTTATCATCTTTTCTTTGTTTTGATGTGCATCTTTGATAAACTTACATGTAGGATAATCATCGCCACAAGGAACTTCATCTAAAATTTTTAACGATTTTTGTTGTGACTTTAAAAGTGTAGATTCTCTGTCATGTATGTGTTGTAACTCTAGAACTGATTTCTCAAGCTCGTCTATGTTTGAAAGTCTTTTCTTTAAAGTCGATAGATCATCGGAAGACTCAACCTCTTCAACTATCAAAAGCTTTTCTCTTAAAGAACCTATCTCTTCGTTCAAAACATCAATTTTTGAGCAAGATTCACTGCATGTGATTTTAATATTTTTTACCTTTTGTTCTTGAAGTTGAACGTCTAATATGGTTACTGGTTTGTGACCTTTATGGGACAAAAGTTCCGTTTTTAGATTTGATATTTCATTTTGTGAAGATTGAGAGTCTAAAACAAGCTGATCAATCTTACGTGAAACATCGGTGATTGTTGAATCGTGAATCTTTTTTAATTCATCCCAGTTCTTGTCAGGAAAGTTTTTTAACTGCGCCTTAAATACGTTTAAATCCTTTGACGACATGTCATACATCTTGTCAAAGATATCTAAGCCAAGAAATCTAGAAAGAGTTGCTCTTCTTCTTGTTGAACCTTGATGTATGAATGCATTGATGTCTCCCTGCGCAGACAACGCCGTCAAAGAAAAATCTTCGCTAGTTCCTATTAGGTTCCTTATTAACTTTTCGGTACCCGTTCTAATATCATCACACAAATCATCAACGTCCCCATCTTCACGCATTCTATAGAAGTTTAAAGATGTAGATGCATTTGTAATTCCTTTTTTGTTGATTGATTTTGTTGTCTGCCTCTCTGTGATGTAAATCTTTCCATTATGATCAAAAACAGCGCGGGCATAACAATGAGGCTTTCTAATGTTACAAACATGAAGATTTTTTAAAGATCCTCTGTCTGTGGTGTTAAACAACGAATACATCATTGTTCCAACGATTGATGATTTTCCTATTCTATTTGAACCAAAGATTCCAACAATTCCATTGAGCTTTGAAAAATCTATTTCGTTTTCTTCACCATAAGCAAACGTATTATCCCACTTTAAATGCCTCAATGACCATTTTGAACCTTTAACGTAATCATCAGTTGATGCAACCACAGACATGTATTTTTTGATTTGATTGGACATAGAATCCCAATCAACTTCGTTGTTTCCATTCTCTTTACAGTACGTTTGAATCAACCCAAGTATGACATCCGGAGATGTAAGATCCGATTTTGCGATTGTAGTTGATCCGGTTTTAATAGTTTCACTTTCTGCACGATATTCAGCCTTAAACGTTACTTCAGTTGCTGCAAAAGAGTTTTTTAATGTATCATTTAAAAAAGTAACATCATCCTGACTTAATTCTAACTGAGACTTAATTCTAAACCTTGATTTTTGAGGATAATTTTTAACCTCTTTTAGAAAATCATCCTGTGAACCATTCCATTGAATTGTCACATATGGTTTGGGATTTGGAAGTTTTTTAAACTTAACCTCCCAATCATTTTCATCATTAATGTCCCAAAGAAGATAACCATGATCTAACTCTTCTGCATAATTCTGCTGCACGGGACAACCACTGTAAGCTATCCAAGGTTTTTTTACCTTTATTTTTATCTTTTTTCCCATAACTTATTAGTCAAAATCTCTGAAAAATTTTCATTTATTATTTCTGATTCCCAGAATCTTAATAGATGCAGCCCTGCGTCATTTGCAAGTTGATTTTTTATGTTATCATTAACAGAATTGTACTGTTGGATGTGATCTTTTTCTTTGTATATAGATGGATTTGCGTGCCAATAATCACCATCACATTCAATCAATATTTTCATTTCAGGAACATAAAAATCAAATTCTCTCTTTATTAAATCTAATTCAAGAGTATAAGGATGAACAAACTGTATTTGTAAAGAAGTCAATAACTCATACACTATTTTTTCTATTCTTGTGTCTCTTTTAGGAATAGCTTCTTTTGCAATCTGCTGACTTGTTTTTCCGTATAACTCAATATTTGTTTTTTCACATTTTTGACGAATATCTCTGTTTGACCATGGATGTTTAAATCCATATTTGCCTTCGCAAGTTTTTCTACGCTTTTCTTTACTAAACTCAAGCTGACCGAGAGAATAACCAGTTTCTTCTTTTCTTTTATCAGAAACTTGTTTCATTAACTCTGAATGATTAATGACGTTTTCTTCTTTGCTCCAGTATATTTTTTGAGATTCTCTTACAAGATTTCTTGTTTCTTCTGACGGAGAAACTCCATGTCTTGGATTGTTTTCACCAAGGTATGTCACTCTTTGATGATCATCTTTACATGTTCTTGAACAATATCTTTTATTTTTATTGGATTTCCAATCTTTGCAAAAGATAAATTCTTCTTGGCAATTTTCACATTTCCTTTTTTCTCTAGCTGCTTTAGTGTTCTGCTTTGCTACACCTGCAGCTTGACATTTTCTACTACAATAACTCTTTTGTTTTTCAAGTTGTCCACCACAGTTATTACATTTTCTCATTGTAATAACTATACCAGTTCAACAAAATCTTGTTGAATTATTCAACGATAGTACATCCAGGATACTTGCATAAATCATCTTCATCTATCTCTATTTCTACTTCTCTAAAATCAAGATACTGGGTCTTGTGAATATCACCAAGCAAAGCAAAATCATAATCCTTAAAAAATTCTACCTTCAGTTGAGCCTCATCTATTTCCCAACCTGATTCAGTAACGCAGCCATAAACCGGTCCATGGTAACAAGCTATGTTAATCTTCCCAGGTTCTGGGTGAACATCCTTCCAACCTTCCTCATCAAACAGTGAATAAACACACCAATTATAACCAGGGTGGAATTCATAAATTCCGCTTTTCTTATAAAGATGAACCCGTGGATTATTTAACGCTGAAACTATCGGTGTTACAGCGTCCTGCCTAGAAAGGTTTACAAGGTTTCCGTCATGGTTTCCCAAGGTAAGATGAACTACAGCGACCTCAGACATCGCACCCAACCACCACGTCAAAAAATCAATGTATTCAGGAGAAATACCGGTTGTCTTGGTATGAAAGATATCACCACCAACAAAAATGTGATCTACCTTGTTTTTTTTACAATCTTTTATAAACGCATTAAACACTTCACGGTATTCATCGTGTCGTGAAAGAGAGCGAATGTGAACGTCGGCAATATGTGCAATGCGTACCATTATTGCGTAAAATAATTACATAACAAGTAGTTGTTCACTAAGTTGTTAAAATCTAAAACTAGAAGAAACAAATTTATCAAGCTTTGTTAAAAACCTATCTTCCCAAAACAATGGTTTTGCCTCTGACAACGCTACATTAAATTCTTCTTTAGACATATTCCCAGGATCTCCCCATGGTCTAACGTCAACAACAACAACATCAACATCATACTCTTGAAGCTTTTTTGCTATTTTTGGCGTTTTTTTGTTCCACATATCACCATCTAAAGCCAACGCAACAGGTGTGTTGTGAAGAAGAATTTTATTGAGCACTTCGTGACGTTCATCTAGGTCTGAGCCCAAAAGAGCGGTTGAATTTTCAGGACATTTGACAAGATCGAATGGTCCTTCTACAAGAATAAGTCTCTTACCCCAATCTATGTTAATTTCATTAAAGACGATAGGGTTTTTGTCGATATCTGGATTATCGTACTTGGGTTTCTTATCTTTGTCTATCGCTCGAGCAACAAAGTAATTCAACTCACCATTACAATCAAAGGACGGCATGATAACCCTCCTCTTCCACCGAGGTTCATCAGAGACTCCAAACTTGAAGTACCAAGCATCCCTATCAGACAACCCACGAGAATAGATGTACCTCCAGGCGGCCTTGACATCAGGATCCATATCATTTGCCAATGTCAACAACCGAAAATCCTTTGGAAGCTCTATCTTTTGTGCCTTCTCAACCTCTGCGGTTATCAGGTCCGACTTGCTACCTTGCCCAGTTAATTCCCGATATGCACTGAGGTGTTCCTGGGTCCCATATTTCCGTAATAAAGGAGCCAGGCTTCTGGCCTTCCATCCACATGTCCAACAATGATTCGCATCGTCTGTTGTACGGATAGCTAACTTCTTCTTTGTCGGATCAGTTGGGGCACAGATCGGACATCTAACATCGAAGTTAAGACCGTTTCCAGAGATTCGACCTCGACCAAAGATCGACTCATAAAACTTTAACTTATCCGTGAGAGAATGCACCACGGTATAACCGTAACTTATAAGTCAGTCATTTTTCAAGGGTGCGGAAATCATTGCGGCACGAGCTATCACATAAGAATCCGTCGAATCTCGGCTCCAGTCGACAGGAGCACCATTCTTTTTGAGGGGCCACTGAATATGTTTAAGGTCATGTTCAGACATATACTTGAAGACCTGTTCTTTTCCGTTCATACCGGCTATTGATGTCCGCTGCATCTTAATTCCACAAAGTTTTCTTGCGTGAGATGATGAGATGTACTCAGGATCAACCTTGAATATTTCCCTAGAGATGTAGGACACTATTCCGTTGAACCGCATCAAGGTTGTAATGGTTGCCGCAGATGACATTCCTGTTCTGAATCCCATGAGGGGTTCTTCCAGCACAACTCGATATTCACCAGGAAACTTATGTAAAAGTGTTGCTAGCTCCACAGCAGTGAGGTCAGCTTTTTCCCAAAGAGTCTTACACTTCTTAAATTCAATTCTATCAAGATGAAGGATATGTGAACCTTTTTCATCAATTTTAACATTAGAATTTATGACACATACACCAGTGACAGACGTAGAAACATCAAGACCGATGATAAGGCTCATGTCGTTGTTGGTACTTCGGTTGTTTTACGACGTAAAACAATTGGTTCGCCTTTAATCGGCACAAATGATTCCCAACATGGATTTGCCGACAAAAATTCATCAACAGCCGGTTTAACCCCACACTTTTCAGTTTCAATTTTTTGAGTTACCTGAGGAACGTCTTTATAATCTTCACGATCTGCATACCATAGGTCTTTATTTGACCAACGACCATGATAATCATCAATGATTACTATACTATTGTCTTTTGTTAGGTTGTCAAGATAAGACAATTCTTTTGAAACGGTATAGTAGTTGTGATCGCCATCCAACAAAATTAAATCAAACTTGAGTGAAGATTGAATTAACTTTGGAATAACGTTTAAACTATTATCTTGATTTAAAGATATTTTTTGATCATTTTTAAAATCAATGTTATCAACTATGATTGATAAAGAATCTTGGAGTAAGACGTCAACACCAACAAAAGAAAAATTCTCATGATTCCTTGCCAAAAAAGCAAGCATTGGAATTGTGGTCATTCCTTTATCAAGACCGATCTCTAAAACAAATGGATTTTGTATTTGTGACAAATACCCTTTTATTGCAGGTATGTAACCATGATATGCCATATTTCCACCATTCTTAATTTCAGGATGTCACGAGTAAAACTTGATTAAAGCAAACCCATATCTTTTAATTCTATTTCCGTAAGCACTTTATAGGTCACTCCGTGGGTCGTGCACCATTCTTTGGCGGCTCTAATCTTCTTCACCACTGTGGCTTGTCCTAACTTACGAGACGGCTTGATTTCTATTATCACTTTTTTGCCATCCTTGTATTCTACTTGAAAATCTGGGTAATACTTGCGTACCTTCTTCGTCTTTTTATTAGAAACATACTCTATCACAAGTTTTTCATATGACCAAGAAACTACATTTGGATCAGCATCGAGATAATCCATGTATTTTTTTTCCCAACCTGATCTGTACTTACACTCACCCGCAATAGGTGAAACGTGCGTCCCCCTGTGATAGCGACTCTTACGTTTTCTTTTTCTTTTGGTTTTAGGAGGCATGATCAAAAATCATACTTTACCTTGAACATGATCTTATCTGAATACTTTTTCATGATTGGTTGTGCAAGCTGAGTTTTCATGATGACATTAAGGTTATCGTCATGAAAATTGATTCCCGTGATGTAAACGTAATTGGGATCAGGTTCATTTGCACTTAAGGATGAAGGCAATTGTTGATATGTCGGATTTGATGATGAATTCAAATGATTCATTGGTGCGAGGGCCTCTATCCTTAAAACGTGTATGTTTTGTTCACCTTTAAAAGACATCTCAAATTGATCCTTACCAAAGAAGTACAGGTGAGGACTCTTTATCGCGATTATTCCTTCGTTATAGAATATCGTTCCAACAGAATTCCATTTACAATGTGGTGTTAGCGAATCTGCCCTATACAATGTTCCTTGACCATCGTCCTTAATTGTAATGCTTACTGCACCGCCAGATCCAGTCATTGCAGAATCAGTTAAAGTAAAACTTCCGGGTAAAATTCTTGTTCCATAGAACAAGTTGCTAATATCAAAAAAGGTAACTTGATTTGATGATGTATCTTGCGTTTTCCATGAAACAGAATATGGAACTTGACTTTGAGTAACAAAAAGTCTTTCCGGCGCATTATAACGTTGTAAATTTGAAGCCGCAAGTGGAAGGTAAGTTGTTAATAAGAAGTTTAAGTTAGCAACTGGATTCTTGGTTGGATTTAGCGGAGAAAAACCAATATTATCATTTACGTAAGTATTTTCTTTATTTTCAGTTTCAGCAGGGTTATTTGTAACAAAATATTGATCATTTTTTCTTGAACCACTAAAGACAACATCACTAAAATTTAAGTTTATAAATCCATCTGATTTATTTCCTAAATCATCTACATAGGCAGTTTTATAAGGATCAATATTCCAATCTACAAATTCATTAAGAGCGTCTCCGATTGCAACTTTAATTGATTTTGAAGATAAAACATCATAATTTGGATAAAAATTTCCATCATCACAAGGCAAAATTGAAAGATTTCGTCTTCTTACTGAAGGTTGATCATACAAAATTTGGTTTGCTGTTTTACCTACGTTTGAACCAGCGGGAACTAAAGAAGCAGATAAAAACAATTGTCTTGGGTGTCTATTTGAGGAAAAATCTTTTAAAAAATTCTCAGTATTTATGTAATGACCATCAACCCCAAATGCCATGGAAACGTTAAAAGGAGTTGTTGTCATTCCTGTAGTCGCTATAGATGGAGTGTATGGAACTCCAGCAATAGGCACGTTATCACCATTAATAGTAGCAATTTTTCTAATCGGTGAATCAATACAGAAAAATGGTGGAAGATAAAAACAAACATCTTTTAAATTTGAAATTCCTGTTGAACTTGACAGTTGGATATCGGTGTCAGTTACATAAAATCTTTTTATTGAAAGATCATGAATTTCAGATTGCAACGGATGGTTAAAAGAAAAAGTATTAGGTTGTTGTTGACTACCAATTCCAGTAATTAAAGTATACAATCCTTCATATGATGAAGGATATACGTTAAAAAATATTTTTAATCTATCGTTACCAGTATTTCTACCTTCATAATAATTTCCAACACATAAAACGTCTGGATTTGTTGGAACCATTGTGTTATTTAAATAAGCTTTCGGTAGAATGGTTCCTGAAGGAATTACAAACATCCCTTTATCTACACCATCAACATTGAAAGAGCCGGTTCCTTGATTAATCAAGTTGGTTCCCCAGCGCACCACAACATGGTGCCAATTGTTCCACTTTAACGCATTATCTTCTGATAAAAAGACTAAATCACGAGGATATGGACCAGAGGTAGCTAATGATGGTGAAATATCTGCGCTGTGACTTAACTGAAGTTGTAATCTAAAAGCAGAAGGAAGACCATTTACATCTTTTGCAGACCCAGTTACTAGCGACAATGCGTAGCTAGAAGATAAATGGAATATCGTTCCTGCCTTAAAATGACCTTGTGAATCTAACGTTCTATACCTGGGATTGATGTAAAAATCAAAACTAAAAGCGCCGCTCAGAGAATATCTTCCAGTTGCATACCCGGAAGGCGTTGAACCATCATTGACATTCGGGTATAGTAAAACAGAAGATGTCGGTACAGTCGGTGATGAAAAAAAGTTAAGACTGTGGTAATTTGAATAACCCCAGTGCGCAGAGGGATACTGGGTTCGATAATAGTGTGAAAGATTATCTTTTATCGCAAGCTTTTTTAATGATGCACTTGTAAAAGTGTTTGATGGAGTGAATCGAATGACATCTAAAAGCTTTTTATTTTTTAACGATGTTTTTTCTACGTTAACACCATTTAAATAACCTTCCATTGAATCAGCAATGTTGAGTTTAGACCCAGGAAAAGCTTTTACAAAGGAATTTAATCCAGACCAAAAAGTGTAAAGCTGTGATTCATCAACAGGAGTTGTGGGATCATTAACAGGTGAAATGTCTTTTTCTATTGATGAACGCCTTGGGAAAACATAAATCGAACCCGTAACCCCATTAGAACTAGATGAATAGTATCTTGACGGATTTGTTGATACGGTTATGCTTTGATAATCCGTTGGGTTTATCTTGAAAATAGACATTTATTTCTATCAAAAATCAAGGCGAACTCTAAACGTAAGATCCCTCTCTGCGCTCTTTTCAACCGGTCTACTTAGTTTAGCAACAGCTAGAAGATTATCATTTGCGTCATAAAGACCGACAGAGGTGACAAACGTAAATGATTGTTGGGTATCTTCACTTCCGGGATCAATGACAACGATCTTATTGTTACTGTCAGTAAATGTTGGATTTGATGAATAATTGAATTCATCAGCAGCGGCTCTACAGAATATCAAAGTGCTATTGATGTTCGTTGTATTTTGAAATGTTATTGCAGTTTGAGATCCTGAACTAAACCTCGTAGCACAAATATGATCAACTATGTTATCTATTGATGCAGAAACTATAAAATCAGGAATAAACTTTGAGATGCCTGAAGTTTCAGTTCCAGTACCTCCCAATATTGTAAAGCCAGTCGGTGTCATGGCGTCTATTGTTCCTGAAACGAATTGGCTTCCAGAAGTAATTTTCTCTAAATCAAGGACAGCTATCCCTCTATCATAAAACAATAATCCTACCGTCCTCGTGGTGTCAGCGGCGTCGACTATATTTCCTAGTTGTCCACCGAATTCAGTGTATTTCTGATTAGATGATCCTATATCGGTATAAATTGACACTCCTGATTCTGATGTCTTATACAAATTTTGTATGTCTGCACCACCATCATATCTTGCTAGTGATGCAGATTGGTAGAACCTCATAGCAAAAGATTCACGTTTAATTTGATCTCTTGCAAACAATCTCTTAAATGCCAAGAAAAATGCTGCATCAATTTTATCATTTGCAGCGACTGAACCGTAAGGCGCAACGAATTGATAATCAGCATCTCCAAGTAATAACTGTGAGAATTGTCGATAATTGTCCATCTTTTCTCTCATCATCAATGATGATGAAGGAAACAGTTCCTTACCGACAGAATCAACTCCCGCCAAAGAAGATGACACAATGTCAGAATTTTGAAATAAACCTATCGTACAATCAAAAACCTGGTTTGATGTTTGAAGTGTAAAATCCTGATCATATACCGTCTGAAATAATGATGACGTAATTCCGGGACCTATACCTCCAGTAACAAAGACTTGGTACTTTCTTCTAGAGGTAGATCCGCTGATGTCTTCTTGAATTATATCAATTAACTGACTCAAAAAAGATTTAGCAGTTTTTACGTCTGATGGTTCTAAATTTTTATAAGTTGCCATTTTTTCACGTTGTTTGTAGTATGTTAACCGCGATATCCTTAACGGTACCTGACTGCATTCCAGTAACCCTTACATATGATTTTATGGTGTTCTTTGTTACACCGGTTCCATAAACATCAAACATTGTTTGAGTTAAAGATTTAACGCCAACAGAAAAATTCAAAATTGAACCACCCGACGTTGCAGACGTAGAAGACTTCGTCAAAACATAATATGCTCTTTGCATATTATCAACGTTATTTGGGCTCACTAAACCATCATTAACCCTTAAGAAAAGATTTGGAACGTCAACAGAAAAAATCTGATCCCTTAACTCAACGTCTATTGTTGTCTGGTTTAATAATGTTTGCTCTATTGTAATGCTAGCTGACGTTTTTAATCCCTTAGAACCACCGGTCGTATAAACAGTGACTACTTCACCTGATACTGAAGAATCACCGGTAAGTGTAAAACTTGGAAGGCTTATTAGGTTAGGGTTTGAAACACTTACAAGCTTATATTTTTGTGCCTGTGATTGATTGGTTAATGCTTCAAATATGGGAGTATTTTTTTCTATCTTCTCTCGACCAACGCTTCTTCCGTATTTGGTCACTATTCCATAATTGACTTCATCGTCACCTAATGCAAATTTAAAAAGGCTAAATGAACCATCGTTTCTTGACAAGAATTGTCTACCGGTGTCGGTTAATACCGCGTCTAAAATGATGTTATTTGTACTATGATCAAGAAACCCCATAAGTCCTCACAAAATCTTACTTGTAACTATCACTAAAGTAAAACTTTTATACTACGTGTAATCATAAAAAGATTTTTAAAAATCTTAAGCCAGTTTACCACTTGTTAAATCTGCAAGTTTGATTTCAACGTTTCTACTTTTTTGATTATCTATGTTAATAAAATTTAACACATACTTTGAAACCGAAGATTGATTTGACGGAGAAGTATTTGAAATTATTTTTGTTTTTGAATTATCATCGTTTTTTATAAAATAGCATAAAGGCGTAAAATAAACGTTAACAACGTTCTTTGATGAAGTTTTGATTGTGTCAACAAAAAGATCTTTTTCAAGATACATGTTTGGATATTGTTTAGGAGCACCCGCAATTGAAACTAACTCTTTAGTAAGTTTGTTATTAAAAGAATCAAACCTAACCCTAAATTGTTCTGAGTAGTTTGAAGTTAATCCATGCGCATCTATCGATGCAAGTGAATATATGTACTCAGATGATTTCATGAAATCATCATCATAAAAACTTAACACTGGGTTTGGTAAAGTGTTTTCTATTGCTGTGGGATTTATCATGTCATCAAGGTCTTGAAACTTAACGATTGAATCGTTAAAATCGAACATTTTTATTAGTTCAAATGGTTCATTAATACTTTTTCTTCTAAAAAGTTGAAATTTCTTAATATCCATTTGAGAATTTATGGGATATGACCAACAGATTAATAAAGATCCCCTAATTCCGGTGTTAGGAAGAATCTTGTTACTTGAATGATCAAACGTTGCTGTCACTGGATTAAAACGATCATAATCCCAAACATACTTTACTTCTACCGGTGGAGGAGGGGCAATTGCTTCAGACGTCTCTGCATATGCTATTACTGATTTTGAGCTCACTAGTGATTTAACTTTAAAAAAGTTAAGGTTTTCTTTGCCGACTGAGTTATACGTTACACTTGCTATCGTTTTTATCTTATAGACATAAATGGCTCCATACCTTACGTTAAGATCTATGTAACCATTAACAGATCCACCTTCTATGATGATTGGATCGTGATTTTTTATAGTTTTATCAGAAAATAGCTCTACTTTTTCGATCAAGTATCCAACAATTTCAACAGTTGGATCACCTTCTGATGACTCCTTTTGATACCATGGTATTGATGGTTTGAATTCATCATCACTTAAATCAAAATTGCTGTTGATCGTTTTTACTTTTTTTGCAAATTCTAACTGAGCTTCACTTGCAAATGATTCATTATTTAAGTGATAAGAACCTGATGCTTGCAAAAACAATTCATACAAAAAATTATTATTAATTTGCGAATTAAACTTTACCGTCTTCAATCTTTTAAAATATGGATTTATGACATTACTTTTAAAAAATGTTCCGCCTTTTTGTAATTGTAGTGATGTCACTTGACCTATAACTTCACTGTTTGATTCACCATAAAGTGATTGTGAGTTTACTATAAAATTTGGTAATTTGTTCTGATAATCAACTTGGCCGTTTTGTTTTACTTCTTTTGACAATCCGTTAAACAAAGAAGAAACCTGCTCATCTAATGATCCTCCACTGACGTTAACTGACGTATAGTACCCAGAAGCAAACTTATCCTCTGCAACTATTTTTGAAAAGTTATCTTTCAAAAATTTTCTTAAATCGCTAGTGAAGTTTGATTGTTTTAAAAAATTCACACCTGATGGAGGTGAATAACTTAACTTAATATAACGAGGAGCTTTTTTTAAATCATTTTCAGAACCAAAACTTTCACTTGTTTGTTTCGATAGAATGTTTTGAGAACTATTCATTTTTTCCAGTACGTAGTCAGTAAAAATGTTTGTATCATTTGTGACTTCATCCGGAGTGTAAAAGTTATAAACAAACTTTGATTCGAAGTTTGAAACTTCAGGTATGTCAATTGAATAAATTAATTTTGAAGGTACCGTTTTTATTCCCATATGACTATATCACTTTATTAAATTGACGATTTTTCCTTATTGCCATCAAACATATGATTTGAAGTTGTTGCTAGAAGATTTGCCTAATCTTGAGGCACCGCGAGCGCGGCGGCGAGCCAACCCGGCGAGGGCGAGAAATTGTTGCTAGAAGATTTGCCTAAGCTTGAGGCAATATTTGCTTTTTGTAATTCTAACTTTTCAGTATAAGATTCAATAACAACAAAGTAGGAGTTCAAAGAAGCATCTTGAAAAGATTTATCTGCATCAATAAACAAATTTTCATTAGGATTCGGTTTAACTAACTTTCCTTCACGAACATAGCCGTCTAATAATTGACTAAGGCTTCTGCCTTTTAATAGTTCTTTATTCAATGAATTGGTTGACTCATAATCAACTATAAACTCTGGATCAAAAATGATATTGTAAACTCTGTCAAACTTTTTTGGTTGTAAAAGTCTTGAAATATATGGGTCGGGGTCTGGTAGTGATAAAACTGCACTATTGTTTGTTGCCTTACGAGGAGAAGTTTTGTCTGATAAAAGGTTTAACTCAATTGATACTTGAGAATTAATCAAAGATTTATTTAATTCCTCAAGCTCCGTAGCGCTTGAAACAACAAATGATGAATCATTTACTTTTAATCCTGAGATTAGTTGAATGTAATTTTCAAGTAAAAAGCTTTTTATATGATTTGATAAAACTTCTTGCTTTTCATCTTGTGATAAAAATGAGTATTCATCACCAAAAGAGTTTGATTCATCACCCCAGTATTCCTGTTGACCATCCTTAATCATATTTTTATCAGCAAACAAGGAATAATTTCTTGTAGGGAATGACTTATAATAAGTGTCAGACTTACCTGAATCAATATTTTTTATTAGTGAGTTTACTCTTACAGGAAACCTAGACGCTTCAAACAAAAATGATTGTGGTAGATAAACAATATTATCGTTTAAAAGATCCATCTTATAGATCAAGATCTTAAAAATATCGTTATGTTTATTTGCATAAGAATTTTTTGTAGTTGTTTTATAAAATAAACTTTTTAGTAAACCTGGTGGGATTCCAATAGAAATAACTTGTTTGTTATATCCTTTGCCTTTCCTATACTCAGGAAGTTTAAAAAATCCATTTAAAGCATTTACTATTTTTACCGAGTGTGGTAAACCTTCATGGCTTTTTAAAAATAATTCATTAGATGTTTGATTTTCAGTAGCAATACTTTGAAAAGATTTATACAAATCTTCAAAGTACGAGATAACAATCAAAAGTTGTGGTTCTCTTAACAATAAACTAAGTTTTTTAGTATCATTATTCAAGTAAGTTGAAATACGATCTATTATTGATGTATCAAATTGTTTTATTTGATTAATAGAAGATTGAAAATTTGAACGTAATACGTTCATTGAATTAATAACAGAAAAAGACAAAGACAAATAACGATTTATTTCTTGCTCTATTAATGAAATAATGTTATTTTTTCTTCCTAAATTAATTTTTTTCTTTGCATCTATTAAGTTGTCTTGTGTAAACTCTGTTAAAATAGTCAGTCTTTCAGGTATAAAAACAGAAGTTGCTCCGCTAACGGCATTTATTGCGGCAGCCTCTGCGGCAAAAGCGGCCGCTTCAAGTTGAGCGTTTCCACCACTGGCATTAGCTGCTGCTCTCGCTGTTTCCGCAATTTCAATAAGTTTTTTTTCAGCATCTGAATACGTCGGAATAAGTTTATTTTTTTCAAGAAATAATCCCACTAACCTAACGTTAGTAAACATTGCAACTATTTTACATATTCCATTAAAAACTAGCGGACATAAAAAATTTAAATTAGTAAAGTTAAGTGTTTTAAGTATATTTGCAACAGTTTTTATTAATCCTATTTTTCCGCTTTTTTCTAAAACATCTTTTAATTCAGTCGAACTATTATTGCTTACAGAATGATATGAAGATCTTACAACCCTATCACCAAATTCATCTAAAGATGGAGGTGATTTTTTTTCTCCAACAACATTATAAATAATATCAAAAAGTTTATTTGAAACCGTAACCGATGAAGTTGTAGAGTTGGTTAAAGAAATTTCATATGCATAACTGTATAAAACATTTCTTATTTTTCTACCAACTTCATCATTTTTTGAAGCTCTTTCAAAAAGAGCCACAATATCATTGTCATCTGGAATTGTAGATTCAGTTAATTTAGTTTTAGTACCTCCAATAAAATTTCCATCTTTATCAAGAAACTTATTTAATACACTTTTGAAAAACGTTGATGGATTAAAAGATAATGTTGAAACATCCAATGAAGCTAAATTTGGTAAAATGCCAGCTTCTAATAATAGTGATCCAATATCTTTATCTTCAACCGTAGGAATAAGTGCAACATTTGACATAAAGTCAAAAAAAGTTTTATCTAAATTTTCTAAAACAACTTTAAAATCATTAAGTTTATTAACGTTCAAAAAATTGATTAATAAATTTTCAGTGTCATCATTACCAAAAAAATAATTTTCACCTATCATAGAGTTAGTTGGAACACTAACTTTTTCAAAAGTTAGAACTGTTTTTGAAGCATCATTAATATCCCTAAAATAAGAGATGTCAGATAGCTTTGTTCCACTATATGTTTGATTTTTTTCAAAAACAATTTTTGATGTTGTGTAAGTTCCAAAAAGTGAATCCAACAATTGGTCTCTTACGGTAAAATCAGTGGTAGTTTTTCTTAAAGTTAGTAATGTACGATGAGATAATTCCTTTATTGTAAGATAAAACGTTAGTGCTATTATTGAATCATTATCTTTAATTTTTGAAAAGACATCATCAATAGTTTTAAATCTTGTGTGATTTTCTAGATCAAAATCAAAAGGAATGTCTACAAATTTTTTTACCGACACCCTAATATCACTTTTCAAATTAGGAAAAAAAGATTCATTACTAAAAAATTGATTTTTTTGTTCCAACTGTGTCTTCGGAACTATAAAAGATAAAGAATGTGAGCGAATCAATTCTTTTAACTCATTTATTGCAACCATCCACAATTTTGTTCCTGAAAAATTTTTAGCAACATTTGCCTCATCAAATGCAATTTCAAGAGATTTTTGTAAGTTTAACTTAGATTCCATTTTTTTTGCAAATGGAATTAACAAATCTTTTGTTGCTTTTGTTCCTGATGAAAAATTTTTATTCACAAACAACGTTGGAGAGTACTCATAAATGTTGTTTGTAAGGTCAAAGTGAGATGTTTTTGCAACGTTAATAAATTTAATGATGTTTACTATCTGGTTGAGTTGATTTCTTATTGTTGAAATGTCTTTTTTCAAACTTTCATTTTGACTTTTTATGAATTTTTGATCAATTCCAGATAGTAGTGAACTACTGGTTGAGTCAACTTGTCTCAAAGATTCAACAAAAACGTCAAATAATTCACCATCATCTGTTTTTGTGCTTTCGTTTACATACAAAGGATTGAACTTCGACAACATTATGATTTCTGGTCTGATTTCAGATATGTTAGTTAACTCTTCACTTGACTTTTTATCAATGTTGTTAGAATCCTTATTATGCTGATTTTTAAAATCATTATCTTTACCCAAGTTACCTAGAAATATGTTTGAGCCACTTTTTGTTTCTGATGCAAAAGACCCATTTAATGGAACCATTGATGGAATTTTTACTTGAGAATTTATAGAATTTTTTGTAGACTCCGAGACAGTTAGGGTGTTTGAAACCTGTTGATTGGTGTTAGAGACCTGCTGTATGGTTGTTTGTTGAGATGCAGTTTGTGCCTGATTAGGGTTTAATGTTTGCTTTGCAGGTAAGATTTGACCAAGTAATGATGTCTCAGTTTTTCTAGGAACTGGTTGTGTTTGAACATTACCTGTTTTTATAAACGATTTATTGTTAGATCTAGGTGCTTTAAATGGCATAATTACAAACCTCAAATCACGTTATCAATTAAAATATAGTTTGAAAAAATTGCATCACCAGACAAGTAATCTCGGTAAACTGGCATTAATAGAAATCTTATGTTTCCAATATCGTTTTTTGTTAACTCATAAAAAAACTTTAAGTTATCCTCTAAACAATGTGATTTTCCTATGATTGTTCTATTTCCATTCATTTCTTTCATGATAATAAAATGATCAATTATATTGATGTCGCCACCAACATTCCAATTTAATAACACCTTTTTTCTGTCATAATAACCAACAACAAAATCTGAAACTGTTGGTGTTATACTATGTGTGGTCACATCTACTTCAAAAGAAGTGCCAACCATGCCATACAACATATCTTCTTTTGAATCATTTTCAATAAATTTGTTAGATACAACACTTCCATGAATCAGATTTAAAGGATGTCTTGACTTTACAAAATTTGTTTTATATTCCTTTTTTGTTACTTCATCCCTTAATGTCAAGTTATTTTCTGTGATGGTTTTAGGATCTCTTACCAAAGGATAAACAACGTATTTGTACGCTTCTCCGGGAGAAACTTTTTCAGATGATGTTGCCAAAGATCTTTCTGAATCTGTAAACGTACTTTGATTGGGTAAAACTCCAAGATTTGAAACATCACCTGTTGTTAAATTATACCTTAAAATCTTAAAGGCTAAAAATTTATCTAGTGGAGCATTTCTTGAATTTAAAAATTCTTCGCTATATTCAGAACTTACCTGTGATAACAAGGTTTTTAAATAACTTACCTGATCTTTCAACAAAGTTGTGCTTAAATTAAAAGTAACATCACCAACAACACTTAAACCATTAATTGGATTTTCAATTATATTCCCTTGGTAAGGAACATACTGTATAAAACTAGAGTATGAAGATTTTAACTCAGTTCCATTTTCAAAAATTAAGTTAGAAGATATTTCATATGTGTGATAGGGTATTAAATTATTTTTTATTAAAACAGTATTTACTGACAAATTTGAATCCAGTGTTAATAACGTCACTGTACTATAACTTTTTTGTTTTATTGTGATATTTTTTATCAACAATCTAACAGAAACAACATCAAGCATGTGATGATTATAAACATTTATCTTAATTCCGTCTGAGGTTAGGCTTGGAATTAAAACAAGCTTATTCGTTTTTTTAGCTCGAGGATTCTTTGTGACTATATCAGAAAAATCACAATTCATCATATTAGTAACTTCGTCAAAATTCACAAATCTATAAATTGAATTTTGCCCTAATAAATTTTTTACTTTTTTTACCTGTAAATCAAAACCTGAAGTTAATGATACTGAATCTATTTGCTCATACTTTTTAGAAAAATCATCATCTAAAACTTTTCTAAAAATTTTTATTCCTCTATTTTGATTGAAAACTTTTCCTTTTGATTTTATTTGAAAAGTAATTTCTTGATCGTTATATGAACTTTCAACGATTGGAAATGAATTTGAAAAATAAAAGTTTTTTACATGTTCTTGAACGTTAACTTTTTTGTCAACTTTTTCTAGTATGTTAACCTGTTTTGTACCATCTCTATTAATGATTGTTTGTTGTAATTCAAAAGTAACAATTAGTGTTGGAACTTCAGCAACTTGAGATGATGTTATATCAATAAGAGTTTTTACGTTAACAATATCATTAAATGACTGATTAACATATGTTTCAAATGTAGAATCGATATTAGCATCAACATTTGACTTTGAAAACAAGTATGAATTTGTTAGTTTAGAAACATTAGAATAATCATATTCTTCATACCTAGATTTTCTTAATATTCCTGTAAGGTTTTCTTGTGGACTTATTGTTCTATCATTCAACATCGTGACAGAGGCTGGTGATAGAAAATTGTTTTTTAAAAGCTTCAAACTCAACTTTTTATTTTCAAAACCTGAATTTATCTGGTCAGTTGTGTCAACTGATTTATAGCCCACGATTGTTTCTTGCTTTTGATTTTGAGTTTTAGTAACAAAACCTTGTTCTTGCTTTCTTTCTACAACTATAGACGTTGTTGTTAGTCCTGAAGATTCAATTAATTGACTATTGTTTACGTAACCTAAAACCTGATTATTGATCCTAGCTGTTATGTCTGCAAATTTTTTTACTAACACAAGATCTTCATTGTCTTTTGAAAGATTTTTTAATTTTGCTTTATGAGTCAAGATGTTATTGATTAACTGATTAGTATCCATGCTTCCAACTTTCATTGAAGGCACTATTGAAGGAACTATTTGGTTTTCTTTTTTTACTGTTATTAAAACTGAAAGTGCATTTTGTTGTAAAGCTTTTAATTGTGATATACTAAAATAAAATTCAAAGTGCAGTTGATCGTTATTGTCGCTGCTAGTTGTTATACTTGATAAGGTTGCAAAATGATCATCAATCTGCAATAAATCAGTTTTTAAATTTGGTTCACTAATATACACTTTTCACCACCTCATTCAAAAACCAAAGTAAATAATCTAACAAATGTTTGAGAACCATTTGAATCTAAGAAAACTTTCCCAACAAAAAATGCTTGCTTTTGTACACCATTATATTGATATGTGCCGTAATCAATAACGTCAAGCTTTTTCATCTCAGTGTTGTCTATTTCAAAGAACTGAGAAACAAGACGATTTTTCATTGATGTTGGATCAAACTTTACAAGTTTTTTATAACCACTTTTTTCGTACGTTGAAAGCTCGGTTTCAAGTTGTTGTGGTGTAAACGGATCAGTCCCTAGTTTTTCATAGTTACCAATCTTGTTAGCTTCAATTACCGCTAGATCAGTTTTATCAATTAGGGTGTTTTCTATTTTATTTACAGGTGGTAAATACTTGAAATTGAGTACATTGCTTAACAACTTATCGTTGAACAAACTTGGTAACTCATTTAAAAAACGATTTGTTAGGTCGGGATTTTGTACAGATACTGGTTTTTCATTAGTGATTTCAAATGTTACTGAATTTGGACCGATGTCAAATCCATCATTTTCAAACACATAATCCTTAGTTCCTATGACCTGTAGGTTATTAAAGTTATTTACTGATGATGCAATTAAAGTTTCTGCTGCAGACGCAAATGCAGAATCTGTTAAAAATTCAAAGTTTGCAGATGATGAATAATTTTCATACAATTTTCCAGCTATCGTCGTGTTAATTCCCTTACTGTTTTTAAAGGGTTTAAGACGACCAGAATCATCAGCTTCAAAAGTTATTTGATCCTGTGGTAAATGACACTGTTCAAAATATATTCTTTTTGTTGCGTCTGCAGAACCACTGATAACGTCTGGGTCATAGAAGGTCCCACCGTCGGTAAAACTTACATACTCTACACGAAGCTTTCCATCGGCCATCTGTCGTCTACCCTCAAGGGTGACGATCGTGTCCATTATTCTGGTTCTATTGTCTAAAATGCCACTCATGGCAATATCAAATATACAATTTTAAAACAAAACATCCCATATTCTTATAAGATTTTAGATGCAAGGGTTGCCAATGGGCTTCTTTCACCTTTTAATAGTGTAACGTGAGCAGCTATCGAATGCTCTTTAAATTTTTCAATTGCATATGTTAATCCATTGGTATATGCATCAACATCCACGTTGTCGATCTGTTCAATATCACCTGTTAAAACTATTTTGGTTCCCTCGCCAACTCGAGTGACTATGGTTTTTAATTCATGCATTGAAAGATTTTGTGCTTCATCAATGATAATGAAAGCATTTGGAATAGATCTTCCTCTAATGAAAGATATTGCCTCAATTTCTATTAATCCCCTTTGTTGCATCAATTCTAGATAGGGATCAGATGACATTAAATTATCTTTTGATTTTCTTCCTAATTTCTTACCATTGATTCCTAAAAGAAAATCCAGATTGTCTTTGATGGGCGCGATCCATGGTTCCATCTTTTCTTCAAGGGTACCAGGTAAATAACCTATATCTTTACCCACTGGTTGAACTGGTCTAGACACTATCAACTTTTGATATTTTTGTTGTGAACCTATTGAAGTAAGTTGTTCTAAACCTGCAGCTATTGCAAGTAAAGTTTTTCCACAACCTGCTTTCCCAACCATTGAAAGTAATTTGATGTTTTCATCTAACAACAAATCAAGAGAAAAGTGTTGTTCTTTATTTCTTGGTCTTAATCCAAAAACATTGTCAATTTTTGCTAATGATCTAAGAGAACCATCATCATATGCTCTTGACATTCCTGATTTGACAGTGTTTCCTTGATCATCAACTGTCTTTAATATGACAACTTGATTTGGAAATATTTTTTCACTCGTAACTTCTGAAGATTCAACTTTACCATTTTTATAAAAATCATCAACAACTTTTTCATTAGTGTGTATTACAACAACACCTCGGTATAGTTCGTCTATATCAGACGAAATTCTCATGTTTAAGTAATCTTGGCACTTAAGACCTAAAGCATCGCACTTCACCCTTATGTTGATATCTTTTGAAACTAAAACAAGGTTTTCATCCTTATGAGAAAGCATGAATCCTATGATCATGTTGTCAACACTTGAACTGACAGACATTTCTTTAGGCAACATAGTCGCTGGATCTTGTGGTGAAGCAACTATTCGAATAATTCCTCCGCCCTTAGTTCTTACTCCATCATGAAAGCTTCCATGATTACGCATAGAATCAAGAGCACGACTAACCTGACGTGCATTTCTTCCTACGTCATCATTTCTTGTTTTATGCTTATCTAATTCCTCTAAAACAAGAATTGGAATCAACAGGTTGTTGTCTTCAAAACTGTTGATAGAGTCAGGATCACTGAGTAAAACGTTTGTATCTAGGACATAAGTCTTGGTCATGTTGTTTTTCTATATGAACAATGGTAATTTCATTGCATAAATTATAAACTATCCTTATCAAGCTAAAAGACAAAATGAAATTACCGGTAATCAATAATATCAAGTGTTTTGATGCGCATCAAATGCATAAAGTTAACTGTCAAAAGAAAAGCTGTCAACACTATATCAATAACGATGACAGCTTTAATTGTGTTATTGTGGCATCACAAAATGGACCTTATACACTTCAAAAAATAGGAAAAATATACGGTTTAACAAGAATGAGAATTTGTCAAATTGAAAAAAGCATCATACAAAAAATTAAAAATAATATCTTAATTTAATTTTTCTTTTTTGCTTTCTTCTTATTTGAAGTAGGTTCAATGATGTTTGTTTCTACTTTTAAAATCTGTAATTCACTTTCTTCTTGAATAAGAGGGTTTGAATCTTGATCTTCAACAACAGATTCAACTGTTTGTTGCTCGGCTTCAACTACCTCTTTAACCATGAATAAATCTTGTGGTTGTTCGATCTTTTCAACAGGTGTTTCTATCTTTTCTTCTTTTTCTACACCTACAACAACTTCGCTTTTTGCAACACTGGTCTTTGCAAAAATAACTTTTAATTCTTTAGAATCATTTTTTTTATCAACGTTAGCAGATACAAGTTTTCCTGACTTGTCTACTTGCGTATGCGCAAGTTTTGGATCTAAATTTGATTCATGAATGTCTCTTAAGATTGCTCTACGTGTTCCTCGCATTAAATCACCTCATATAGAAATGGGATACACTTATATGTATCCCATCATAAAAAAACCGGCTTTAAGAGCTCAATCCTTCTTCTTAGATTTGTCAAGTTCAATTGTTAACTTAACAAGTTCACCTGCACGGGCCTTTAAATCTCTAAGACCTTTTCGAACCCTAACACCTGCCGCTGCTGTACCTTTTGCGTTTTTTGCAACGTCATGCTCTAGAGACTCAACCAGTGCCTTAAGATCGGCCCATTTTGCTAAAACTTCGTTATCTGACATTTTTATCCTCCTCGTAAAATATAGGTGTAATGATTCATGAGTAAAATCATGACACCAAAAAATCATTTGGAAACATAGTTCTATTCATTTTATAAAATCGATCCCAATCTGAGTCAAGTATATATGAGGTTGCAAAATCTTTTTCATTTCTAATTGATCTTCCAAGTGATTGAATCACTGATTTTGCTGTCATGTATGGATACCAAAACTTGTTTTTTTCCATTCTTTTTTGAATGACCATATCACCTAAATATGGAAATGGTACCTTACAAATAATTTGAAATCTACTACTGTCATCTTTAAGATCAACACCTTCCATCATTGATGGACTCAATAAGACAGTTGGATCACTTGTTTCTAGGTGAAATTTTAATATTTGATCCCTGTTTGTTGAATCATGAATTAGCAAACGTGGATCTTCAATGTTTTCACTAATAAATTTTGCAATTTTAAAAGATGTGCAATGAATTATCCCTTTTTCGTTTGAATGCTTCTGTAACAACATTTTTATTGTTTCTGTCAGCGTCGGCAACGTTTTATCAATGTTATTTTTTGACATTGAACCAACCGGTATGTAATGAATAGGTCTATTTTCAATAGGAAATGGTGATGGTATATGAAGAAAAGCTATTTCTTTTGAATCGATACCCAATGACTCACAAAATATTTCCTTATTGACAATTGTTGCGGACATCATTAGCATCCTTCCGCCGTGTTTAAAAAGCACATCATTACTATAAGGGGAAACATCAATTGGTTTAAATTCAAATTTTTTACCGGCCTTTTTGTTATCTAGAGATGGATACGAGACGTTCATAATCCAGTTGTTGGGTTTATAGACTTCTAAGAATCGATTAACCTTACAGATGTGCTTGTCAAGCATTTCGTATTGTTTTGATAACGTTCCATATCCATCGATGTCTCCACTAAGTTTTGCTAAATTTTTTTCAAGTTCCTTTGTGTACTTAGCCAATGATCGTCTATAGACCTTTGCGATCCAGTCATAAACAGATGCCTGTTCAATATTTTTAGGTTGCTTACACTTAAGAACTTCTTTTGAAAACTTTTCTGAAAAAGTTACTTCAATAAACTTTCCAAGTTCAGTTTCTGTGTTATGTGCCTCATCAACTATTAACATTGATCTTGGTTCAAGTTTTCCAGCATACATTGTTTCTGCAAGAAAATAAGAAAAATTTGTGACTGATAATGGAGAGTCAATGAATTCTTGTTTTTCAAGCGCATACTGACATTGATTTTTACATTGCTTTTGAAACTCAGTACCAGACAGTTGCTTTGAAAGACTACTTAACAATCTACGTGATTCTGCACATGATTGATCTGGATAAAATGAACACTGGTAATTTGAACTTGACTTTATCGATCTAACAAGACAAGTTTTGTTTTGATTGCCTCCAAAATCTCGAAGGTATTGTTCTTGAAGAATTTTTTGTGTTGTAATGATGTATGCACCAGTTAGCATATCACCTTTTTCATCCCTAAGGGTGGAGCCATGTGATTCCATATACCTCGCTATTGTGACACCAATAGCAGATTTTCCAACCCCGGTACCCAATTCAAGGACAACGAATCTTTTTCCAGATTCATAAGCATCTATTGCAAATTCAATTGCTAGCGCTTGTTCCTTTCTGATATTTTCAAAAGGAAAGTATTTTACGTAATCGTGGAAAGGCATGCTACAAAACTACATCGTAGTTTTGAAATATTACACTCACTGACCAATGATTTTATCAACAATGCCCAACTTAATTGCGTCAGCCGGTGTGAGATAATAATCATGACCAGATTTCATAATTGATTCTATTTGCTCTTTTGACATATGTGTCTCTCTTTCAAGAGCACCGGTCATTAGATCGTGTAATCTTTTGTGTTCATTTGTTTCGCTCATTGATTCAAACACATTTCCATAAAACCCACCTGAAATTGGATGCATCATAAGCCTAGCTGATGATCCTATTAATCTTTTACCTTTCACACCTGATGCAAGCAATAAAACGCCTGCAGACATCACTTTTCCTAATGCAATTGTGTGTACTGGACATGGTAAAAATTTAATGGTATCATACAAAGAAAACATTTCATCAACTGATCCACCATAAGTTGAAACTACAAGGTGAATTGGTTTATGATTTTGATTTGCAAGATAAAGTAATTGCACAATTGAAGCAGCAATAGATTGCTCGCTTACCCCACCATAAAGAACAACGATTCTGGAATCTTCGTTGGGGTGCATTAAAATGCTAGAATCTAGATCATCCGAATTGATCTTCTTAACTAGACTTAACTCTTTGTTTGATTCAACTAATCTTCCCATCGTCATTCCTTTGTGAAATAAAAATCTGATCACCAGCAATTTCCTTGATCATGCTGGTGAGTGTTTGAACAAACTCAATGTTTTCAAGTTCCATTGATAGCAAATAAATTAAAAACACCTGTTGTCTTTGTGTCAATCCTATGTTAATGATTTCCTTAACAATTTTACGACACTCTTCGTTTTCTTTTGCAATTTTTTCTGAATTTAATTGTCCATAGTGGTGCATATGTTAACCTATGGTTTCATTTCTTGTATGTGAATCTACCTTAAACAAGGTTTCACCTAAAACTCTAACGTATTTAATAATCTTATTTTCATTTTCAACATCATTGGTAAGAATGATTATATCACCCCATTTTTTATTTTCAATAACGTATTGTGCCTGTTCCCATGTTGGAAGATCACATTGATGTCTTTCTAAGATTGATATTAGCGATTGATGTAAACCAGGTTTAATATCATCAATAGTGATAATAGAACCCATTTCTTCTTTTCCTGACATTATTTCCGATGTACAGATATCGATAACTTTATGTACTAAACCACAATTGTTACATTGAGCGTACTTTTGCTTTACAATATCATCGTGTATTTCAGAAAAGACAACAAACTTATGTTGCCTTTTTTCTGGATCTTTAGAGTTTTTTAGTTGTGGTAATACACATCTACACTTGATCAAGTGTTTTTGACCAAAGCTAGCCATATCTTTTTAAATAAACTTACTTTCTTTTTTTTACTGGGGATTCAGTTTGAATGTTTTGACTTATTTTTTCAAACTTACTTGAAAAGTTTTTATAGCTTTTGTTATATGCCTCTGATGTTGATGCATCAATGAGCTTTAGCAAAAGAGGTAATACCTCTCTGTCTAACTTTAATTGATCATTAACGACTGCATTTGTTACGTTTTTTTTAGTCGTTTCTCTGATGATGTCTACCAACTCCCACGATGTCTTATCTAAGTTAATGTTTGGCATGTTTATATGTTAGTCACTTTTTATGAAAAGTAAACACAGAAAATCAACAAATGGCCGCTTTAACGTTTTTAATTTGGTTAAGAAATTTTTTTGATAGCTCTTGAGATGAGCTAATAGTTGCATTCAAATTTAATTCATCATCAACAATAACTAAACCATAGTCCAGCATCGATTTTATTGATCTTAAAACATAATCTATCGTTTGAGATTTTTTTATAAAATTATGATCATCAGGCAATCTGATAATAACGTTATTGTTGCTTAAAGATTTGATTCTAGAAGTTAAAAGACTCTCTATTTCTTGATTTGAAGAAGATCTTTTTTCAATAAGATTTTTTATGTGAATGTTGACACTGTTTTTAGAATTTTTATTCTTTATTGTAAGTGAATCATTTATTATTGAAATTTCATCAACACAACCAGAAGATTTAAGAGACGTAGTGCTAATTAAATCTCCAGAATTTTCTGATATTGGTAAAACTCCACTAACTACACATATATCGACTATCGTATTAATTCCATTTAAATCAAAGTTAATAACAACAGGATAAACAAACATAGTTTTTCTATCCTTGTTAACTTTGATTGTATGCAAAACATCTTCGTGCATACCTCTAGTGATTAGAACAAGAGGATGTTTTGTTTCAACCACTTCTTCAAATAGTCGATTGATCTCTGATACTGATTCTATGTAACCATCAATACATAGAACACTTGGTTTTAAAAGTTTAATAGGTTGCAAACCTATGCTTTTATGCTTAAAACAATATCCGTCTATGATTTCTATTGACGTGGTTTTATTTGAACTTTTTTCTATTGTAATTTTCCCGCCAAATCCCGCTGCTTTAATTGCTTCAATGCAAAGGTTTTGTAGGTTGTTGTCATTAACAAACTTTGAAACAATAAACCTTAAATCATCAAATCTAGGGTGGATTGTGTTATTGTTTTGTGAATGATGTTTATTTTCAATAGTTGAAATAATTTTCCTTAAGGTTTCTTGAAAACCTCCTGGAGATATTTTTTCTGCAATGATACAATGATCTATTAAAACCTTATGGATCATTTCTTTTAATGAATCATTAAATGAATGATTTAAACAAACTTGTATGTGCGTTTGTAATACGCTTTTTTGTTTATTTTCTTTTAAAAAAAGATCACTTGATGATGTGATAATTTTATCCATTTTAGATAAAACATCATTCAAGGCATCTTCAATCTCATCTCCTAAAAACACAGACATACGAATTATCGTATATCATAACTTGTACATAGTTCAAACTATTTTGACATGTCCAGAAAGATAATCATAAACAAGTTTGATTATCATACTGACAATCCCACCACCCATTGATACAACAATCCATTTAATTGCTGCATTGTACTTTTTTATTGAATCATTTAAGTCGTTTAGTAGCTCATCATGTTGTTGAATTAATTTTGTTTGCTGGATCTCGTGAACATCATCTTTTTCTGACATTTTTTCTTTTGATGTCTTCCAAATTTTAATTTCTTGTACGTCTTTTTCGATATGATTTAAAGTCTCTGGTGAAATAGAGGCGTTTTCGACGTTCTTTATCCTAGCATATAAACCCGTATCTGGTTCATAAAGAACATCGTGTATTTGATCAACTTTTTCTACTAGTTGGCCTTGAGAGTGTTCAATATTTTCAACTTTATAAAGTAAAGTTGTAAAACCACCATTCATTGCCGGCGCAGATAAAATTCGATCTTGCATTTCAAGTATTTGCTTATAATTGCTTTCTATGGCGCTTAGCGCTTGTCTAGAAATCATATCAATATCTTTTGCAGAAACGTTAGGTTCAACGTTTTCCGACGATTCTTGTGAGGTTATACGACTTAACGATTTCTTATGAGAACTTTTTTTATTCGTTAAAGTTTTTTTAGACATATACAACCTCAATAACAGTTACTATTATTAAAACAATCTAGAACTAAATCTACTAGATCTAATAATAGTAAAGATCTTATTTAACTAATTCTAATTATTCTTTAATCTTAAAATTTAAGGGAACTAAATTGACAAACTTCAATCAAAGCATGTTTGATTTTTACCAACCTCAAATATCACTACCAGAAGATGCACAAATAGTTTTTGTTGCTGACATATTTGCTGATTCATACACTGGTGGTGCTGAATTAACAACTCAAGCGTTGATAGATGAGTGTCCATTACCATATGCAAAAATACATTCAAGAGATCTAACCCTAGAGTTGCTTAAACAGGGTGTTAATAAGTTTTGGATATTTGGTAACTTTGTACAACTAAATCCAGAACTTATACCAACGATAATTGGTAATTTGAAGTATTCAATACTAGAATATGATTACAAATATTGTAAGTTTAGATCCCCAGAAAAACATCAATCTATTGAAGGTATTGAGTGTAACTGTGAGGAACAGATCAATGGAAAAGTAATTTCAGCTTTTTATTATGGTTCTCGTGGAATATGGTGGATGTCAGAGGCCCAAAGGAACAGATATCATAAATTATTCCCGTTTTTATCTGAAAAAGATAATGTAGTTTTATCCAGCGTTTTTTCAAAAAATACTTTAGGTACAATCAAGCACCTTAGACAGCAGATAAAAAACAACTCAATTGAAAGAAAAGGATGGATCGTTTTAGGTTCAGATTCATGGATCAAGGGAGCTGAAGCTGCAGTTGATTGGTGCAAAAGCCAAGGAAAAGATTATGAAGTTGTTTGGAACATTTCTTACGATGAAATGTTAGCAAAACTATCTGTGTCTGAAGGATTTGTGTATCTTCCTCTTGGCGCTGACACATGTCCAAGAATGGTAATTGAAGCTAAGCTTCTTGGTTGCAAATTGCACATTAATGATAACGTACAACATTCAAATGAAGAGTGGTTTAACACCGATGATATATCTTCTATTGAAGAGTACTTGTTTTCAACTCCAGCACTATTCTGGAGTGGTACTAAGTCTATGATGGAGTATAAACCAACGATAAGTGGTTATACTACAGTGCTCAATTGCATTAAACAGGATTATCCATTTGTGCAATCACTAGAATCAATGTTACAGTTTTGTGATGAGGTTTGTGTTGTTGACGGTGGATCAACTGATGGTACTTGGGAAAAATTGCTTGAACTTTCAAGCAAGGAATCAAAAATAAAAATCAAACAGATACCAAGAGACTTTAATCATCCAAGATTTGCTGTTTTTGATGGAATGCAAAAAGCTGCAGCACGTGAAATGTGTACTTCAACGTTCTGTTGGCAAATGGATTCAGATGAAATCGTACATGAAGATGATGCAATTAAGATCATTGAAATATGTTCAAACTTTCCAGCAGGAATTGATTTAATATCTTTACCAGTTATCGAATACTGGGGTGGCCCAGAAAAAGTTAGATTGGATATCATGCCATGGAAATGGAGGTTGAGCAGAAATAAACCTAACATTACTCATGGAATTCCAGTCGAATTAAGAAAGTATGATGATCAAGGAAATTTATATGCTGATGAAGGTACTGATGGATGTGACGTTATTGACATAAACACCGGAGAAAGAATAAATCATATAAGTTTTTATACGCCAGAAGCAGACTCAGCAAGAAGGTCAGCGTTGTTAGGAAATACAACTGCATTGTATTTTTATGGCGATTGGTTTAACAATGTTGTTGAAAACATTCCATGTGTTTTTCATTATAGCTGGTACGATATTGAAAGAAAAATGAAACTTTATAAAGATTATTGGACAAAGCACTGGGAGTCTTTGACAGGAAAAGAATACAAAGATACCGCAGAATCAAATATGATGTTTGATGTTCCTTGGTCAAGCGTAACTGATCAAATGATAAAAGAAAAAGCAAAAGAATTAAAATCAAAACTTGGAGGTTGGATATGGCACCAAAAATGGAATGGTTCAACTTTGACACCTCATTTAACAATCAATCGATCTCAACCAAAGCTAATGTTAGATAGGAAAGAAAAATGAAAGGAATCATACTTTCAGGAGGTGTTGGAAGTCGTTTATACCCACTAACTAAAGCGACTAATAAATCATTATTACCAATTGCAGGCGTACCAATGATTTATAGAATGATAGATCTATTAACGTCATCTAACATAAAAGAAATTATGTTAATAACTGGAACTGAACACATGGGACAAACAGTCTCGCTTGTCGGTTCTGGTGTAGTAAAAAATTGTGAAATGACTTATAGGGTCCAGGATAAAGCAGACGGAATTGCCTCTGCTTTAAAACTATGTAAAAACTTTTGTGAAAATGAAAAATTTGTTGTTTTACTTGGAGACAATATCTTTAGTGATCATCACTTTATTTCTGAAAAAGTAAAAGAATTTGAAAATTCATCAGATGATTATAGACTTTTTTCAAAATCAGTATCAGATCCTGAAAGATTTGGAGTACCTGTTTATGAAAATGGCAAAGTTATCGACATAGTAGAAAAACCTAAAACTCCTCCAAGCGATGAGGCAGTTGTTGGTTTATACTGTTATACCCCCGAGGCTTTCAACGTTATTGAGACATTAAAACCATCTCCAAGAGGTGAATATGAAATTAGTGATGTCAACTCTTGGTTTGTAAAAAACAGGCAAGGACAAGTTGTAAAGATAAATTGCGGTTGGGTAGATGCTGGGACACATGATTCATATAGAAAAGCTAATGAAATGATCTGGAGTACTACATGAAAGTTATCATAGGTTCAGGAAAAGTTTCAAACATTATAAAAAATACTGATGATATAGTCTTATCACACTCTCAAATTGAAATAACTGATCAATCATCAGTTGACAATCAACTTTCAAAGTTGCCTGAAAATTCAATCGTTATTAACACTGCAGCAAAAATTAATCTTGAATGGTGTCAAGAAAATAAAGAAGAAGCAAGATGGGTTAATGTTTTTGGAGCAGTTAACGTTGCAAAATCTTGTAAAAAATTTAATCATCACTTAGTTCACGTTAGTAGCGGTTGCATATTTGATGGAATGGAAACAGAAAAAATTTATGATGAAGAAGATAATCCAACTCCAGCTTCTTGGTATGCAGAAACAAAGGCTGAAGCGGATTTAAAAATACAATCATTAGGTTATGAAAAAGTTACTATTGTTAGACCAAGACAATTAATATCTGCAGTTCCAAATCCAACAAACATGTTAACTAAGTTTATCTCATTAAAAAGAGGTAAATTTATTGATAGCAAAAATTCAATAACTTGTATTGAAGACATGAAAGAAATGATTGATCATCTAATCAACAATCATCATTATGGAATTTATAATCTTGCAAACATAGGATGGTCAAGTCCATATCAAGTTGCTTTAAAAATTAAAGAAAAAGTTTTCCAAGATTTTCTTGTAGAAAAGATTTCTTATGATGAATACCTTAAAAACTTAAACGTAAAAAGGGTCAACACTCTTCTTGACGTTTCAAAGCTGGTTTCTACAGGATATGTTCCAAAAACTGCAGATTCTGTAATTGAGTGGTGTTTAGAAAATTATGGAAAAGTGTCATGAAGATTTTAATGACAGGTGCAGCTGGATTTATTGGTGGTCATGCTTATGATCATTTTGTTTCTAGCGGAGATGAAGTCTTAGTTGTTGATAAGTTAACATATGCTGCAAATGAATCAACAAAGAAAAAGATAAAAAACTTGGTAGAGATTGACATATCAGATGATAAACTGATACAAATAACTGAAAAATATCAACCAGATGTTATAGTAAATTTTGCAGCCGAAACTCACGTTGATAATTCAATAAAAAATAGTCGTGATTTTGTTTTATCAAATGTTCTTGGTACAACAAACATTTTGGACATATGCAAAAAGTTATCTATAAAATTGTGTCATATTTCAACTGATGAAGTTTATGGGCCTGCAAATGATAAACCGTTTAGTGAAACAGATCAATTAAATCCCATGAACCCTTACTCTGCGACAAAAGCCTCAGCAGATATGATGATCAAAGCTTATCATAACACACACAAAATTAATTATGTAATTGTTAGACCTTCAAACAATTATGGGCCCGAACAAAACAAAGAAAAGTTTATTCCTAAATTAATTGATTGCATTCAAAATGGAACAAAATTTCCTTTATATGGGAATGGAAATCAACAACGTGAATGGACTTACGCTGTTGATACAGCTACAATGGTTCGTAACATAATTTTGTTAGAAAAGAAATGGGATTCAACCTATAACATTAGCTCAAATTTCATGTGTACCAACCTTGAGGTAATAGACAAGGTTTGTTCTATTCATGGAAAATTAAAAGGAACTAGCTTTAAATCTAAAGATATCATCAAAAACGTAGAAGATCGACCAGGACATGATAAAAAATACTGGATTTCTACAAAAAAGATTGAATCTATTGTAAAGTTTAATTACACTGATTTTGAATCGGGACTAGAAAAAACAATAAAATCATATGTTAAATAACAAATTTGTTTTTGTAGCACCGATGTTTAATGCATCTGATACGTTACCAAGAATGTTACACTCAATCTGTGGTCAATCATATGAAAACTGGAAAATCATATTGATAGATGACGTTTCAAATGAACATCATAAAAATGAATCGATAAAAATATGTGATCAATTTAAAAAACTTCTAAACGGTAGATATGATGATAAAATCATCACTATTTGGAATTCTGAAAAGAAATGGGAAGTTTCAAACGTACTTACTGGAATTTCAAAGTGTGAAGATGAAGATGTAATTTGTAGAATTGACGCTGATGATTGGCTAATTGATCTAGACGCATTAACAATAATCAACTCAGCATACCAACAAACTGGATGTGATATTTTATGGTCAGCTCATAGATGGGGATTTAGCGACAAAAATATCAGCGGACCAATGAATCAAAGTGTAGATCCCTATAAACATCCTTGGGTTTCAAGCCATTTAAAAACATTTAGAAAAAAGTTATTAAATGGTGTAAAAGACGAAAATTATCGAGGAGAAGATGGAAACTACATCCGCCGCGCCGGAGACCAAGCAATCTTTCTACCGGCTTTATACAATTCAAATAAAAGATTTTTCTTACCAAGAGTAATGTATCATTATACAATTGATGATATTCCAGAAACATATCAAACTAATGATGCTATATTTCAAAGAGATGAAGCTTTGTTTTTACGTGAAAGAGGATACGTCAAATGATGCAAGGTGAAGCGCTACACGAATCAATTTCAAAGTTATTGACAGATAGATTGACAAGAAGGAAGGGAGAAAAACTTACTTCTTCTGTGTGCTCAGAGATCTATCAAGACATCTTCTTTTCTTTGTCTGAAGTAATGAAAGAATCTTCTGTTCCTCTTACAAATGAGTCTGTAAATTTTATCGCTCAGATGTACTATGATGCTGTAACAATCAACGGCGGTCAAGAACTAGACCCAAACATCTTTACTCAAAGAGCGAGTCTTTCAAACATTGAAACAAAAGAAGTCGCCCTCATGGCAATGATGTTTAATAAGACTCCATTTGCTGTTCCATTCATTTCTGAAGTCAAACGAAGATCATGAAGATACACCTTGACAATGTCAACATGGGTTCAACATCAGGACCCAATTCTTTTGCAAAGCGTTTAGCAATGGGATTGATAGAATCAGGACATGATGTCGAGTTATATGATGGAAGAAACGCAGATGTTTCAATCGTCTTTATAGAACCATCTGGTCGACCGCTTGCAAATAAGGTGATTCAAAGGTTAGATGGAATTTGGTTTTCACCTTCAGAATTTGAGACTAAAAATTCAGCAATCAAAAAGTTGTATCACTTTGCAGATGGTGTGATATGGCAATCAGATTTTGATAGAGGAATGACTACAAAATGGTGGGGACAACCTAAATCAGGCGTTGTAATCAGAAATGGTATAAATGCACCCGAAATTAAAAAGTTCCAGATACCAGTATTAGAGCAACTAAGACAACAGTATGAAATGTTGTTTGTTTGTTCTGCAAACTGGCATCCACAAAAGAGATTGATGACTAACATCGAACTCTATAAACATTTAAGAACATTTTATTCTTCTGCAGCTTTGATTGTTTTAGGCTCAAATCCAACCAAGATCGCCGATCCTCATATCTTCTATGCTGGTTCTCAACCTCACGAGGTTTGTCTAGAAATATTCTCTGCATCTAACTGGATGTTACATACAGCTTGGTTAGACCATTGTCCCAACACTGTTGTTGAAGCGTTGTCACAAGGAACGCCGGTAATTTGTTCTGAGCATGGTGGAACAAAAGAGTTGGTTCAAGAATATGGAATCATACTAAATGAAAAAAATGATTATAATTTTGAATTAACAGAATATGAAAACCCTCCTGATATTGATATAACTCAAATAACAAATAAATTACCATTAAAAGAAACTTTAGACAAAACATTTGATGTTTCAATGAATAGAACATTGAAAGAATATTTGTCATTCTTAGAAAGAATTTAATGATGAAAAAGGTCTATGTTTTCCCACCAGGCGAAGATTGGATTATAGACAGATTTGCACAAGAGTGGTACGAAGACAATCTTGATATAAGCACAAAAAATCCAAACGAAGCTAGTGTCATTTGGTTATTTTCTGATTGGTGCTGGAAAAATATTTCAATAAACTTTTTAAAGACAAAAAAAGTTATAACGACTATTCATCACATAGTTCCTGAAAAATTTACACAAAAAGAAATATTCGAATTTGAGCAAAGAGATTCAATAACTGCCTTATATCATGTACCCAATTACCATACAAAAGATTTCATTAGCAAGTATACTGATAAAGAAATAGTCGTTATTCCTTATTGGGCTAACCAAAACATATGGAAAAAAACGGGAACAAAAAACTTTTTTAAAGAAAAGTACGATATACCAAAAGATCATTATATCATAGGATCTTTTCAAAGAGACACAGAGGGTCATGATTTAAAAAGTCCTAAATTAGAAAAAGGACCAGATCTATTGGCAGACTACTTAAAAGAACTAAAAAAAATTAAAAGTAATTTACACGTAGTTTTAGCTGGGTGGCGTAGGCAATATATCATAAGTAAATTAAATGAAATTGGCGTTTCTTTCACTTATTTAGAAAGACCGCCACAAAGTGTTGTTAATGAGCTTTATCAAACACTAGACATTTATCCGGTAACTTCAAGATACGAAGGTGGTCCTCAATCATTAATTGAGTGCGGATTATTAGAAGTACCAGTAATATCAAGAAAAATGGGAATGGCAGAGTATGTCTTGCCAGAAATTGCTATAAACGATAACGTGCTAAATTGTGTACCAACAATACCAAAAGTTGAACACTTAGTATTACCTTATGGATACCATAAATACAGAGAGTTATTTAAAAGATTTTTATGAACATAGTTTTAACTGGTCATAAAGGATTCATTGGTAGTCACTACTATAATCTGATAAAAAAAGATAATCAAGTATCTGCTTATGATTTGTTAGATGGTCAAGATTTATGTAATGAAAATCTAGTAAAGACTCTACCCGATTGTGATGTATTGGTGCATATGGCAGCAACTAATGGAACAAAACTTTTTTATGAAAAGCCAACTGAGGTTTCATTCAACAACACAATTCCAACTTTCAATCTTGTAAAAAGATACATTAACACAAAAACTAAATTTGTTTTTATTTCTACTTGTGAAATCTTTAATGGAACAATAGATTCAAAAATCTATAATGTACCAACTGATGAACGAGTCCCAATTATGTTTGAAGACATCCTAAACCCAAGATGGAGTTATAGCATACCAAAAGCTTTAGGAGAAAACTTAATTGCTAATTGTGGATTAGATTGGCTAATCATTAGATATTTTAACATTTATGGACCGGGACAAAAGGATCACTTTATTCCTGAGTTTGTTCATAGGATTTTAAATGGTGAGTATTATATTGTTGGAGATGACACTAGATCTTTTTGTTACATAGATGATGCAGTAAAAATGACTCATGATTTGATTACTAGCTGTAAAGGTGAAATTGTTAATGTTGGAAACCAAGAAGAAGTAAAAGTTAGTGATGTTGCTAAAATTATAATGAAAATAATGAAAGTAGACCCCAATAAGTTAAAAATTCTACCTAGTCCTACTGGTAGTGCAAAACGAAGGTGTCCTGACGTAAAAAAAATGTCAAACATCGTAGATACAAAAAGTATTATTAATTTAGAGGAAGGATTAAGGCGTACAGTGGAGTCTTTAATATGAAAATAGGAATCGTGGGGCTTGGTATCGTTGGATCTGCAAATAAATTTGGATTTGAAAAAAATGGACATCAAGTTTTATGTCATGACTTAAGATTACAAACCCAAATTGAAGATGTCTTAGATACTTCAATTATTTTTTTGTGTGTACCAACACCCAGTAAAGAAGATGGTAGATGTGATACGTCAATCATAGAGTCAGTAATTGCTTCATTACATGAAAAAAAGTATTCAGGAATTATAGCAATAAGATCAACAACAACTCCTGGATTTACACAAAAAATGATTGAGCTTTATGATAACAATAACATTTGTTTTGTACCTGAGTTCTTAAGAGAAAGATATGCAGTAGAAGATTTTATTAACAATCATAATCTTTTGGCAATAGGAACTGAAAACAAAAAATGTTATGATTTATTATTACAAGTACATGGAAATTTACCTAAAAATATAGTACAATTATCTCCTACTGAAGCTGAGTTTTTAAAATATTTCAATAATGTTTATGCAGCGCTTAGAATCACATTTGCAAATGTGTTTTTTGAAGCGTGTGATAAAATGAATTGTGATTATTCAAAAATAAAAAATGCTTATATAAAAACAGGAAAGGCTTTAGATTTGTACTTAAACGTTTCTGATGATTTGCGGGGTTATGCAGGAATGTGTTTACCTAAAGATACCAAATCTTTTATTAATCTTTTGAAAGATTTAGATTTAAGTTTTGATTTAATAGAATCAATTGATGCTGATAATTCAAAACTAAAAAAGACTGTGTACAAAGGTATGAGAAGCTAATACAAATTAGTGAGGAATTATATGAAAATAGCTGGTGTGTGGTCTGGTCACGATTGTTCTTTTTGTGTTTTAGAAAACGGTGAACCAATAATTCATGCCGAGTATGAAAGATACAATCGAGAAAAATCACCACCCGGAGATTCAATAAATTTCTTATTTGAAAGATCTCAGGAAATAGCAAAGGATGTAACGCATTTTGCCTCAGTGCATCCAAACAAAAAAATAAAACAATATTCTGAGTCTTATGAATTGGCACAGAATGTTGCAACAAAAAATGGTGGAAAGTTTCACTTTTTTTCTCATCATAAGGCTCATGCAGCTAATGCTTTTTATTCAAGCAATTTAGATGAAGCAATTGTGTTAACCTTAGATGGTGGTGGTATAGAAGATGAGCATGGCGCTGAAACAGCATGTACGATTTGGTATGGAAAAGATTGTTCATTAAAACAGTTAAAATCTTTTAAACCGTATGAAGTAAACATAGGAGGAGTTTGGACAAGAATTACTCGATATGTTTTTAAACTTCAAAATGGCTGGCCATTAGGAGGAGAAGAAGGTACCGTCATGGCAATGGCGGCATTTGGTGATGCACAGAAGTACTATAAAGATTTTTTCAAAATGTTGACGGCTGATATTATATCGTCAAGTGCAAAGCCTCATAATCAACCTCCTGGTGCAACCAGTGATGCAGACCCAACACATCCTTACCTAGAACATTGGGCAGCAATAGCCAGAAGATCTGAACAAGATAGGTTCGATCTTGCAGCTGGACTCCAATTGGCAACTGAAGATTTACTAAAACAAATCATCAATTTTGCACTTAACATAAGTCAAATAAAATCAAAAAATCTTTGCATTTCCGGAGGAGTTGCTCTTAATTCTGTTGCGATGGGAAAGATTAAATCATGGTTCCCAGGATTAATAGAAAATGTTTATATTCCTCCTGTTCCTTATGATGGAGGCTTAGCGATTGGTGCCGCACAAATTGTATGGCATGAAGTTTTGAATAATCCTCGAATTGAATGGAATCAAAATTTTACCCCGTATCTAGGAGAGACCTGGAACAAAGATCATTTCGATAAGGTAGTAAAAAACTATCCAGTTGAAATAAATGATTGCACTGTTGACAAGTTAGTCGATTATCTAAATGATGGAAACATTGTTGCTGTGTTTAATGGAAAGAGCGAATCAGGCCGCCGAGCGTTAGGAAATAGAAGTATTCTTGCTGATCCTCGCAGGGCTGATATGAAAGATGTAATCAATGAAAAAGTTAAACACAGAAAATGGTTTCGACCGTTTGCTCCTTCTATTTTAGAAGCAGATGCCCATGAATGGTTCAACGACTATCAGGAAAGTCCATACATGCAATTTGTTCTAAAATTTAAAGAAGAAAAGAAACAATTAGTTCCTGCAGTTGTCCATCAAGATGGAACTGCTAGATTACAAACGGTTAGAAAAGAAGATAACGAATGGTACTATAACTTTTTATTAAAATGGAAAGAAAAATCTGGAGTTCCAATTATTTTAAACACTAGCTTTAATGACAGAGAACCAATCTGTGAAGATGCGTCCCATTCTATCAAATGTTTCTTAGGAACTAGAATTGATTATCTTTATTTTCCAGAATACTCAATCGTTCTTACAAGAAAATGAAAGTTTTTATAAATAGAAAATTAAGAAGAAACCCTTGGGGAGGCGGAATACATTTTGCTACGGGATTTGCTGACTATTTGTCTTCGTTGGGTCATAAAGTAACAACGCAATATGAAGATGATGTTGATATTATTTTAATGATCGATCCACGAGATGATGAAGGATTTGGAGACATTAATCAACTAATACAATATAAAAATTTTTTAATAACAAAAAATAGAATAGTAAAAGTTGTTCATAGAATCAATGATTCTGACGTTCCAAGAGGTACAAATTTTCTTGTTGATCTTAACATAAAAGCAAATAAAGCTATTGCTGCAGATCAAACAATTTTTATTAGTGACTGGTTAAAATCTCATTATGTTGAAAGAGGATTTTCTAAAGATAGCCAAGTTATCAGAAATGGATGTAATCCTCATTGGTTTTATCCGCAACCAAAAGAAAAAAATGAAAAAATTAGTGTAGTAACTCATCATTGGTCAGACAATTTCAATAAGGGGTTTGATGCTTATATTGAAATTGATAAAAAGTTATCTCTTTATAGCGATATTGAATTTACATATATCGGAAGATATTACAAAGAGTATCAACCTAAAAATACAAAAATAGTTTCTCCATTGTACGGAAAAGAGCTCGGGGACGAATTAAGAAAACACGATGTTTACATAACTGCCGCTAGATGGGAAGCCTGTGGAATGCATCACATTGAAGCTTCTGCGTGCGGACTTCCAGTTGTTTATCATAAAGATGGTGGTGGAATTAATGAGATGTGCTTGAATCATGGAATCATGATCAATGATTGTAAAGAAGCAATTGATGCAATACGTTATGCATACAAAAATAAAAATGAATTAATTTCAAGAATCAATTATGCTTTATTAAACAGTGATCATGTAAATGAGTCTTATCTAAAAGTAATTTTATCTTTAATATGAAAATAGTTGCAATCACTCCTGATAAAAAAAGAGATTATACTACCGAACTAGTAATCGAAGGATTTAATAAACTAGGAGTTGAAGTTATTGCGACCGATTCTGGAAACGGAATAACAAAATCTTTTACCGATGAAGAAATTTTATCAATAAAAGATGCAAGTTTTGCTATCGCTTTTTTTGGTAAAGTTAGAGACAATAAACCACCTCGTCACTATCTAATTGATCAATTAAAAAATAAGTTAAAAATAGCTTACGTAGATGGAAGCGAGTGGACTTGTACAGGTTATCAAAACAAAAATCAAATGGAGGATTCTATTAAAGATCCCACTTTTAGGCGTGGAGAACCCTGGATTCATGAAAAAATGTTATCAACTTGTGATTTTTATTTTAAAAGAGAGTGCTATGAGCAAGATATAAAAAACGGGATAATTCCCTTACCTTTTGGGTTGATGAATCGTCACTTATTAAGCGAAGATAATAAAGATATTGATGTTATGTGTGTTTTTGGGCAACACAAAACAGGATTGAGAAAAGAAGTTACAGAATATTGCTTAAATTTAAACTCAAAGTATAAGGTTGTTGTTGCTAATAATTTAAATTCAAACGATTATAAAAGCGTTTTGTCAAGGTCTAGAATAGTGGTTGATGCATGGGGTGGTGGTGATAACTGTGATAGATTTTGGGAAGCAATCGGTGCAGGAGCTTGTTGTTTATATCAGCAATATAATGTTATTATTGAAAATAAATTTAATGATTTTCAACACGCAGTTTCATATAATACAATTGATTCTTTTGCCAAAAAAATAAACATTTTACTGAATTCTAATGAAATGACATCATCAATTGGAAAATCAGGAAAAAATCACGCACTAGTTTACCATACCTCAAAAGCAAGAGCAAAAAAAATTATAGATAAAATGGTGATAAAATGATAACTTTTGTTGGGTTCTCAAAAAGAAGTTCAGGAATAATTCGTGGGAAACAAATTTCAAATGTTATAAAAGGTTCTGACTTTGTTGACGTAGATTTCCCTACGATTCCAAAAAATCCAATAACAATTCATGTAAGAAAGTTTAACGAACAATACGCAAAATATTGCAAATCAAAAAACATCAAAGTAGGATTTGATGTTGCAGATAATCCTGTTACTGATTATCTTTACGGAAGAATAGATCGTGATGATTTATCGACATACGTTAATCCGCTTTGCGATTTTTACATTGTTAACAATGATGTTGTTAAACAACAATTATCGCTACACACAGATAAAAATATCTACGTGATTCCTCATCACAATTGTAATTTTTTAAAAAAAACAAAAAGGAAAAATAAACTCACTAAAGTAGGATACGTTGGAGTACCAGAATACTCAATAAAAGAAGATTACATTTCAGATTTTTGTAGAAAACAAGGAATAGAGTTCATAAATAAAAATCCTCAAACTCACGAAGAACTACAACCAGTTTTTGAAGAAATAGACATTGGAATTGTTTTTTTTGAAAAAACTTCAATAAAAGAAGGAATTTACGAAAGAGTTATAAAGTATAAACCAAATGTTAAATTAACTAATTTTCAAAGTTTTGGTATTCCGACGATATGTTTACCATACGAAAGTTATAAACAATTTGGCGAAAATCAATGCATCTTTATAGAAAGTTTTGAAGAATTAAAGCACAGCATTATCAATTTAGTAAAAGATGATTCATTGTATGATCTTTTATCAAATCAATCAATTGCAGTCGGCGAAAAATATCACATATCCAAAATTGCAAAATACTATGAAAAAATAGTTGACACGTTGACACTCTAAAATAGATTAGTACAACATGTTATGTTATTTTCACTATTTAATTTCAAAAGATAATGGTAAAAAATCATCAATAATATTTGATGAAATTTATCAAAGGATAGTAAGTTCAAGATTAATTGATAAACTTAAAGAAATTAGAATTGTTACAGTTGGGGATTATAAAAAGTTATCATTTAATGAATTAAAATATCCTAAATGTAGGATCATACATCACGTTGAAGATGTATATCAATACGAATTTCCAACTTTAATAAAAATTAAAGAACATGGTCACCAATTAGATGATGATTGCAAAATTCTTTACCTACACTTAAAGGGGGTTGTAAGCAATCAAACTCAATGGAGAAATGACATGCTTCATGTCGTTATAGATAAACATCAAAAGTGTATAAGCTCATTAAATGAATATGATTCTTGTGGAGCAAGAATTTGTGAACCTTATGTGATAAATGAAAAAATACCAAGACACTTTTCTGGAAATTTTTGGTGGACAACCGCAAAACACATAAAAAATTTACCAAACCCAGGTTGTGAATCTTTTTTTAAAGATTTTGATTTTTTAATTTCAGGTAAAAAAGATAAAAAAAATAATGGTTATATTCTAAAACCGCGTAGATACCTTGCAGAATTTTGGATCGGTTTGTTGGATATTGATTTAGAAAAAAAACATAAACTAAAAGAAATCATATGATAACCTATTTTGGATTAAACACTAGAGAACAAATACAAAATTTTCAAGAAATGTTATTGAAAAGTAACATTACACAAAAATCAGTTCTTGATAAAAAAATGTCAAATGATTTTTTAGGAAGAAATTTCTCTTGTTTTTTATATGAAAAAAATGACAAAAAACTATTAGTTCTTATTGACACCGATGATGGAAGCGGAGGAACTCCTTCAGATTGCAAAATAGTATGGCCAACATTTAATGAAATACTAACGACTTATAAACCTCATGACTATTTAATTTTAAAACAGCAAGTAAATAGAGACCCCGATTGCAATCAGTTTTACCCATTTAAAACCGATGTTCATTCAATAGGAATGTTTGCTACAAATCCAGCAAAAATTTTTAATATTTCGACTCATTTAAAAAACAAAAATCTTGAAAAAGATATTGATGTTTTTTTTGCTGGTGGATTGTCTTTGCAACATTGTAGACCATATGCATGGCCAAAAAATAGAGATATAAAAACCTGGTGGGTTGGTGCTGGAATTAGAGGATACTCAAAAATAAAAGAGATTAAAGAAAAAAGAAAAGATTTAAATATACAAATTTTTGATGGGGATCTTCCACAAGATAAATTTTTTGAAATGATTCATAGGAGTAAAATTTGTTTAGATTTCCCATGTGTTGGAAAATCTTCTATGAAATTTTATGAATACATGGTTTTTGAATCTTGTGTTTTGTCATTAAAACAACAAGAAACTCCGTGGTCTTGCGTGGAAGACGTACATTATTCTTCAATGGGCGATGATTATGATTTTTCTTGTATGGAAAACAAGATAGATTTTTTACTTAACAATCCTAATGTACGAAAAAATATTGAAAACAACGTAGCATCAATAAAAAATGAATTAACTCTAGAATTTATTGTGAAAAAAGCACAATCAATCATTGATGCAAAAATAGAAAACATACAAACATTTTCTATAGAATATTAAAAATAATGAAAAAGATATTAGTCACAGGATCATCAGGATTAATAGGTTCTGAAGTTTCAAAATTTTTTCTTAACTTAGGATACGTTGTCGTTGGGATAGACAACAATATGAGAAAAACATTTTTTGGTCCAAATGGTGACACTTCAAATGTGACAAATTTATTGTTGAAAGTTAAAAACTATTCACACGAAAGCTGCGACATTAGAGATAAAGAAAAAATTAATGAAATTTTTAAAACTCAAAAACCAGATTTGATAGTTCATGCAGCAGCTCAACCGTCGCACGATTTGGCTGCAAAAATTCCTTATGATGATTTTCACACGAATGCAACAGGAACTCTAAATATTTTAGAAGCAATACGAGTAAACTGCCCTGAATCCCCAATGATTCATGTAAGTACAAATAAGGTTTACGGAGATACACCAAATAAACTTGATCTTATAGAAAAAGAATTTAGATACGATTATTCTTCTTCTAAATATGAAAATGGAATTGATGAATCAATGTCAATTGATCAAACGACACATTCATTATTCGGTGTCTCAAAAACAGCAGGTGATCTTTTAGCACAAGAATATGCAAAATACTTTAACATGCCTATTGGAATTTTTAGAGGAGGATGTTTGACGGGACCTCAACATGCAGGTGTTGAATTACACGGTTTTCTAAATTACATCGTCAAATGTGCAGTACAAGGAAAACATTATACAATCTACGGATATAAAGGAAAACAAGTTAGAGACCAAATTCATTCTTATGATGTTTGTACAGCATTTCATGAATTCTTAAAAAATCCTCGACCTGGAGAGGTTTATAACATAGGTGGTTGTAGACAAAATAGTGCATCTATCCTAGAAATAATAAGAGAACTGGGCGAGATGGGTCATACTTTAAACTACTCTCTTTCTGATACAGCTAGAATTGGAGATCACATTTGCTATATTTCTAACATGAATAAATTTAAGTCTCACTATCCGGCGTGGAGAATGACAAAAGACTTAAAAACAATTCTAAAAGAAATTGTAGAATCATCAAAATGAAAAAAGTAACTTTTGGTATTGTAAGTTGTAATAGATTGTTCTACCTCAAGAGCTGTGTAGAATCTTTGATTGACACAACACGTGATTACAGCAATAAAGAGTTAATTGTTGTTGACAATGCATCAATAGAACCCGGCATTTCTGAATACCTTGATGATTTGGAATCTCGAGGTATAACTGTCATAAAGAAATTAGAAAGAAATCCGGCCAATGAATTTGCAATTGGTTTAAACACGATTATTTCTAAAGCAACAGGAGACTACATATGCATGTTACAAGGTGACATGCAATTTGTTTTAGATGATTGGTTAAATGATGTCATATCATTTTATGATAAGAATCTTGACGTTGTTGGTAGCTTCATGCTGGATGCACAACGTAACATCACACACAAATCTCATAAGATTTATAGATTCCCAGATGATAGATGTCCAACGTTTTCAAGAAACACTTTCTTTGCAGATATTTCAAGAGATCCAATATCTCCAGCTGCAGACACATTATACAGTAGACAAGTCATAGAACAAATCGCGCCGTGGCACGAAAAAAACTTGAATCATGAAGGTGGAATGGACTCTGAAAATGAAATGAGAGCAAAGGTTAATAAGTTGATCTCTTCTGGTAAGATACCAAGGTATGTAACAGCGTTGAGTGCTGTTCCTCAATCAGTTGCAATTTACACTGATCCTCGTGGTACACAAGGTAGAGTTAGGGGAAATAAACGATACGGTTCATACTGGCAAGCGAAAGATTCTACGGGATGGAAATATTACGATTATATTGACATTCTTGATTATGATCAATCACGCCCTAATTCTATAGAAATTGTAGCTAAACCCATTGGGTTTAACAAAATGTTGGATGCTAACGGTAATTGGTTAAAAAATCCAATAAGACCTGAAACATCAATAGCAGAAGATTGGGTTGAATTATGAACTGAACATATCATCAGTCTCTATTAAATTTAAAAACTATGAAAAAGAAATCAATCGCAGTAATTGGACAAGGATTCGTTGGCGGATCTCTTACAACGGTTTTTTCAGAACGTGGGTTTGATGTATACGCTTATGACAAAGCAGGTAAGTATGCCAAAGGCTCTTTACCCAGCCATGGCGATCCAGTTGCTGGTTATCCCGGATCTATTGCAGAATTAATTCATGATAATGAGGAAGGTGGTACACCGGGATTTTCTAACGTTTATTTCGTGTGCCTTCCTACACCAATGTATGATGATGGATCAGCAGATCTTAGTATTGTAGATGGTGCATTAACTGAACTTGCAGCAATATCGGGCGAAAGAATCGCAGTGGTTAAGTCAACGGTTCCCCCAGGTTCAGTAGAGATGTGGAATAAAAAGTTTGCAGAGACTGGATTGCGTGTGATTTTTAATCCCGAATTTTTGACAGAAGCTAATGCTGTTGATGACATGCGAAATCAAAATCACATCATACTTGGCGGACCTCGCCCGTGGATCAATAAGGTTAAACAAATTTTTGAAGCAGCATTTCCAAATGTTCCAATTATTAAAACGTCATCAACAACTGCTGAGATGGTGAAATACGTTACCAACATTCATCTTGCAGTGAAAGTTGCTCTTGCAAATGAATTTTATCAAATCTGTCAAGCATTAGATAACGCTGGTGCCAACATTGATTATGATAAGGTAATTGAGTATGCAACTCTTGATAAGCGTTTAGGTAATTCTCACTGGAAGGTCCCAGGTCCGATGCCTGCTGATGACACTGGAGAACCTGCATTTGGATTCGGCGGGAGTTGTTTTGTTAAGGACATCAATGCTCTCATCTCAATTGCAAAAACTTTGGGTGTTGATCCAAAGGTAATGAACGGTGCATGGCACAAAAACATGGAAGTTCGTCCTCAAAGAGATTGGGAAAAGCTGGTCGGCAGGGCAATCACAAAAAAGAGATAATCATTTATGTATGATTACACAATCGTCGGATCTGGTTTAACGGGTTCGACGTTTGCTCATTTAGCAAACGCATCAGGAAAAAAGTGTCTTGTAATTGACAAACGAGATCACATCGGAGGAAATTGTTACACAAAAAAAATTGAAGACATAAACGTTCATGTTTATGGACCTCACATTTTTCACACGTCAAATAAAGACATTTGGAGTTTTATAAACAGGTTCTCTGAGTTCAATCATTATGTTAATAGGACAAAAGTAATTTCAAAAGGAAACATTTACTCTTTTCCAATAAACATGATGACTCTTTACCAGATGTGGGGAGTAAAAACCCCAGAAGAAGCAAAAAGAAAATTAAAAGAAGAATCAGAAAAATACGCAAAAATATATCCTTATCCAAAAAACATGGAAGAGTGGGCTCTTAGTCAAATTGGTAAGGAACTGTATGAAACGTTTGTCTATGGATACACAACAAAACAAT